TCCACCAGAGAAAAAGAATTTAAAGTTTTTGTACCCTGCTTTCTTATAACGTTTAACTATTTCATCTAGGTTGTTGATGTAAACGTCTAAGTTTCCGTTGTTAGGATTATCGCCCGCCCAGTTACCAGGATTACAATAACTACAACTGAAGTTGCAAAAGTTATTGACCTGCCATGTTATTGCTAAGTATGGCTCAGGTGCAAATACTTCTCTTAACTCTCTGCCCACTCGTATACTTCCTTGATTTCTGGTACGATGTCTTCAAACTTTTCATCTCTATATTCATCTAGTTCGTCATTGAACTTTTTGAACTCTAGTATTCCACCTTTGTTTTCATCACCTACTGTTAAGTTATAGATGATCATTTTAAAGCCATTGTAAATGTCTACATTGTCTTTATGTTTCTCCTGATATACACGATACAGTTCTGCTAGTCTGCGTTTAACACTTTGTGGTAAGATCATTACGTTAGCATACCACGGGTTAGTCGCAAGATTGAATCTTGGCGAAGAGTATTCAACATCAATAAAGCCATTGTCAACCATGTAATCCCAGAAGTCAGGAAAATCAAAGATGTTCCAAATGGATATCGTGGGAGTTATTTGAAATTGAGCATGTGGAACCTGCTCTTTGACCTCTCTGATATTCCTGACAATTTTTTCCCAATCGGTACCTGAACGAATGCACTCTGCGACTTCGCCATGTGCATCTAAACTCGCCCAAATCTTCAATTGCGGAAACTTTTTCCAATACGCAATCAAGTCAACATTTTTCTTATAATTAAGTGTTGAAAAGTTTGTCGTATAGGTTAATTCTACTTGATCTGTTAGATCGTTTTCGATCCAATAATCTAAACACTCGTAATGCTCTGGAGTAATAACGATTTCTCCACCAGCAAAATAAACTTCTGTAACGTCATCTAAGTAAGGCTTAAGTTTTGACATCAACGTCATTTCATCATTGTTACTGATAACAATTTTACCTTTGTTCTTAGGGAAGTACTCATCGAATACTTCTTGTCCACGTTCATTTAAAAACTCTTGTGACCATAGTGATGAGCATGAAGGACCGCATGATCTACATTTCATATTACATATATTACTAAAACGAATATCCATATACTTCATCTGAAACTCTTTCAGTGAGCCGTCATCGTTAGTAACATCTGCTATGTAATCAACATAGTCAAGTCCTTTACGTTTGTTATGTGACTGTCGCATAGTCCACTCGCCCATTAACTCTAAGTCATAACAACGTTTACATTCTGCTACAGGTTCATCACGCATCATCTTAGAACGTAAATCATTATACTTGTCAGAATTCATCATCTGTATAATTGATTCATCATCTCTAAGTTCTGCTGTAGGCAACTCACTGTCTGCGACACAGCAAGGCATCACACGTTTGTCTGGCCATGCATGAAAATGTACCCAGGGTAAAACACAGAAATGCTTACCGTTTTCGACTAGATTCTTTACTACGATCTTTTCCATATTAAAACTTTACTCCCAAAGTTATATTAAAAATACTTCTTTCTATTGGATCTTTTGTATAAACATTTTTAAGACCCACTGTTACTTTATCTGTTACACTATAATCAAATGATGTTTCGTTTCTTATGTAATCATCTTGTCCTGATTCCCATAACAACTTATTTACAAATGTAACTTTTTTGTTTAAGTTGTATGCATACCAAAGTGATGAACGTATAATAGGTTCACTAATCTCATTTGAATTAAGGTATGCAATTGAATTTTCTATCGATGCTTTGTGATTTTCTGTTCTGAAAATTTTATATCCATGACCCATACCTATTACGATTCTATCATTGTTATCTCTAAATTCATCGTAATCATAACTGGTAGATCCTATTACATAATGCTTTTCAGTTATAGTTCTAATTGCTTTACCACTAGTTCTAAACTTATTAATTGTTTGCTCACTGTCTTCTGATTTGTAGGCATAGTCTGCATCAAATACTCCCTGCCATATATCTGATTCCCATTTATGATCAAACGATCCTGTGAATACAATTGACTCATCGATGTTAACAAACGTTCCACCGACTTTTGCTTTTGTTTCTGCTGATGCAGTAGGCGCTAATATAATCATTGCGGCAACTGCAAGTAATATAGTCATATCTCCTATAAATTTTAATTTCTTTTTCATTCTTCTAAATCTCGTAAACTATTGAGTTCTGGAAACACACTCCAGAAGTCCTCATCTCTTATTTTATCTATGGACGCAGTGTGTTGCATCATAATCTTTTTGTTATCTTGCCATGTATTATCTTCATTAGCAAAATTAACTGCATCTCTAATTAAACGTGATAAACTTGTCTTGTCACCTTCAAACTTGTCAGCAAACTTTAAAGCATTCTCTGCCGCTGGTCCCTTCATTGCAGTAGGTAAACTCTTAGCACTATAGTAACTAGGATGCACAGCAAGATATAAACTATGATACCAATCTTCTGCTCTTACAATATTCTTATCTTTAAGATATTGATAAAACTCACCGATCATTGGGTAATTAAACATAGAGAATACTGTGTTCATTTGAAATGTTACGTAATCTAAATCTCTGAATGTAAGTAAGTTGTTTTCTACTACACCCCAGTCTGTTCCTTTACGTAACCATTCTGCTCTTTCGCCATAATGATCAACTGAACAACTTAACTCAATATTATCAAAGTGTTTCCAAAGTTCTAATATATCATGCTTCTTATATTTAATGTTACTTGCGTTAGTATTATACCTTAAGACAGGTTTTTTACCACGTCTAATAAATTCTTCTAACATGACATAATGTTCGTCTGTAATAAGTGGCTCTCCACCTGCAAAATAACATAAGTCAATATTGTCAATGTGTTCTAGTGTTTCTTCTAGTACTGTTCCTGTTTGATCGTCTGCATGTATTAAGATAGGATGTTTAGGATCGTGGTTGGCTCGCATCTCTGCTCCCCATTGCGAACTAAACTCACTGCCACATGTGCGACATTTGAAATTACATATATTAGAGAACCTAATATCAAAGTAATGCATTCTAAAGTCATCTACTGTTCCGTCTGCTTTTGTCTGTGGTACTAATTCATCGAATCGTTTACCAAAATGTTCTTTAGAATAGTTTCTAAAACTATGTGGACCTGCTTCTTCATGTTTGTAGCAGAAATCACATACACTATTCTTTTTATCGTTTAGCATATCTAAACGTAATTGTTTCATTTTGTCATTGTTAAATGCTTCTTTCAATGATGTTTCTTTTGTGTTGCCAAATGGTTGTGTATAGTCATTAGAACAACAAGGATAGATATCTCCTTTAGGTGTCACGTTTAAATGCAACCAAGGAAACATACAGAATGTTTTACTTTCTTCTAATAAGTAAGTTTTGTCTACTATTGGTATACGTTCATTGCTCATGGTCGCAACGCCTTTGGTACTTTATACAATGCTGCCAACTCAGGGAAAGTAGTTAAAAAGTCTTCTCCCCTTAACGCATCTATTCTTTTTATTTCTTCTTTAAACTCTACTTCTCTTTCGTTCCAAGTATCTTTAGACATTAACCATGGAATAACCTGTTGTATTTCATTTATCTGTTCTTGTCTAAAGTTTAAATCTTTCATGTAATGCATAGTTAAATGCAACTGTTCTAGTGCTTGTTCTTTATAGCCGTCAGGCAATACATGTGAAGATAAGTGTTCTGGTGATCCCATGCTATAGAGAGTCCACACAGAACTCTCAGGCGTATAAAAATGATTGTCTATCATATACTTGTAAAAGTGAGAAATAGTCAATGCATTGAATATACTGTACACAGTATTCACCTGAAAATTAACATTCTTTGCTTTCTTTAATTTTTTTAAATTTGTTTCAATTGTTTTCCATTTAGTTCCGTGTCTAATGTATTCTGCCTTTTCTCCCATATGATCAATTGATGCATAAATTTGAACTGGCTGTTCAAAATGGTCCCATAGTTTAAAAATATCACGTTTCTTATATTTAAAATTAGATATGTTTGTATTATACCTTAATTGAATATCTGTTTTCTTTTTCTTAATCATCTCATCAATTAACATATAATGTTCATCAGTGATTAATGGCTCTCCACCTGCAAAGTATGCAACTTCAAAATTGGGAACTTGTTTTAATACTTCTAATATAAATTCTTCTCTGTTGCCTTTTTCTAACTCTATAGCATACATAGGCAACCCTGTTTGCTCACGTGATTCTAAATCTTCTTGTTCCCATTTAGAACTAAATGCACTGCCGCATGTACGACATTTAAAGTTGCAAATGTTACTAAAACGAATATCAAAATATCTCATACGAAAGTTTACAATTCTTCCTGTATTCATATCTGTTGTTTCAATTACATCGTTAAAGTAATCAGCCCATGCTTCGTTGCTTTGTGTTCTGAAACTTGGTACACCCTGATCATCATGTTTATGGCAATTCGCACATTCAGGATTTTTGTTTCCTTTTAACATATCTAAACGCAACTTCTTCATTTTAGGAGAGTTAACTAAGTCTGCAAGACTGCTACGATTAGAGTTACCAACGCCCTGATTGTCTGCACATGATTTTGAGATGCAACAAGGAGCACCTTGTCCTGTGGGTGTAGTATGCATGTGTACCCATGGAATCATGCAGAAAGTTTCTGATCTATTAAGAAGCAAATCTTTTAGAAAGATTGCCTGCTTCTTATCTACAGCGGGTTTGTTAGGCTTACTTGCTGGCATAATTTATAAAAATCCATATACTCTGGATACACTGTTAATATATCTGTTTCTCTACGATCATCTAGTTCGTTAAAGAAGTTGTAAAAATCTCTTCTACCTTCAATTAATTTGTCTTCGTCATAATGTGTATTTTCCATATAATCAACGACACGTTTGAACTTTTCATATTCTATTGTAGTAAACTTATCACTACGTTCATTATCTACGTTGTCTTCGATAAACTTAAGTGACTCGTACATGTAAGGCATGAATTCTTCTTTAGGTAAAATATTCATATCATACTGTAAAGGTTCTTTCAAGTATGGAGTATCAAATCTAACTCTGTGTTTATCTTCTGACTTCCAATCGTACCATCCATAGATCGCACGCCATTCTAAAAACTTTTCTAATAGACTTTTAAAGTCTGTTACTGCTAACAAATTAAAAGTACACATAAATGTAACAGGAGAGTCTGTCTCTGTTAGATACGTATGTAAGTTCTGTTGAAAGAGTTCCAAGTCTAGTCCAGTTCTAATATATTCTGCTCGTTCTCCCCAGCAGTCTAAACTAGTAAACAATTTAAAACTTTCTAGTTTTTCTTCGTCACACAATTTCTTTACAGAACTACTTAGTTTTTTTACTAATGCATTTTTTGTACCTAAGTTACTGTTTACATTAAGTTCTAACCAAGGCATAGGTTCTTCATCGATTTGTTTTAGCAGTCTCCATGTTGATGTATGCATTGTTGGTTCTCCACCTGTTACACGTAAGATATTTAAGTCTTTACGCATAGATGGCCACCACTCCCAAAACGCATCAACATATGGATTTTCTTCTTCACGTTCAAACAGTTTCATCCAATCAACATCATTTCTATGGTTCTTTACAGTTTCAACTGGACCGAATTGTTTAATCTCACTGTGATAACTTGATGAATACTTTGGATGACAATAACCACATTTAAAGTTACACTCATTACCAAAGTTAATTTCTAAATATTCTGGATTAATGTTTTGGTCCCAAGGGCCATTAAGTGCTTGATCGAATCTTTCTTCTGTGAAAATAGAACCGTTACGAATATGTCTGTCTGAAATATAATCAGGACCCATGTCTTCAACATTCCAGCAATATTGACAACCTTCTGGTCTCTCACCTGCTAACATTTGTTTGCGTTCCATTTTCTTTTCCCAAGTATTATGTAATGCACTTGGGTTATCTTTTAATTCATGTAATGGAATTTTGTGTGGGCGAGGATGATAACAACTATGCGTTTCACCTGTTTGTAAGTACATAGTAACATGTTGCCATTTAGCCAAACAGAATGAAGGCGTTGCTTCATTTTCAACTCTTATCTGAATTGTTTTTATTCTATCTGTTTCTTTGGACATTACCAGCCCTCTATTTCTCTGATAATCTCCATCTCTGTCACTAGGGGACCTAGGTTTCTTTTATCTGCGTTATAATGCCTTTTGAAAAACTTTGATTGTTCAGCATCAAGCATGTTCATGGGTAAGCCCAACTTGGCTTTTAGTTCTACCCCAATTTCTTTTGCGGCTTCGATTGGGTCATTGTTCATATGCTGTTCCCACATATTCGGATAGTTATCAAACCATTGAATGTCTGTGTGTTCAAAGTCTGTTAACATTGTCATATATGTTCCCAATCTTGCGCCGTATATTGCCCAGTCACCGTTCTCTGCATCTAAGCCTACATTCTGCCATATAGTTAGATTGTTTAAATTTTTATCTGCTACTCTACCTTTAAACTCATCTACAGTTACTAATGCTCCGCGGTCTAATACCATCTTTACGCCTTCTCTAAAACCAGCACGCCATGCTTGGAATGCTGATTTGTTAGGGTAAGTAGTTGAGTAGCAATCATACATTGCCCAGTACAATGAGTCTGCTGAGTTCATCATAAAATCAACTTGAGTTGCTTCAGAACCGTCAGTATGTTCATGCGTAGTCATATTCTCTACATAAGTTTTAGTCCATGAACTCATTCCACCGTTGCCATAACGCAAACCATTAATATTGTTGATTGACTTCCATCTAAACTGTGCTTGTTGATATCTTGGGTCTTTATCTGTGAAATCTAGTTGAATGTTAAAGAAATCTTCTTCTGGTAAAGTGTCACCATCGATAAGAATAAATCTTTCCGTTTCACTTAACTCACCTGCGGCTTTGTGAGCCGCATCACTTCCTAATACGCCGTCAACTCTTTGAGCCCACGGAACCATGTTTTTAACTTGTACCCAAAATTCTTCTTTTTGTGGTTCATCGTAACTTAAATAAATTACATCTAAGTCTGCAATATCAACAATATTACTCATCAAATTTCTTTTCACCTCTGGAATAACTATCTTCAGGATTTATTTCGGCATCAGCATTTATAAATCGCATACGTTGAATTAAATCCCAATTGACATCTTTCCAATTTTCGTTAACACTTGTGTATTCTTCGTTATTAGATTTCTTCACTGAATAACTCCCAATATCTACCTTTAGATTTATTTGTTACTAGTATACTTATATCATCTACAGAAGCCAGTACACCTGATGTACTAGGCTTATATTTTTGTACACCCGCTTTACGTCTATTACGTGTAATACGACCATCGATCACTTTGATGTCAGGTCTGGCTTCTGCAAATACTCCGGCGTCGATGACTATGAAATTGCCCTCAGGCTTTTCACATGTATAAAAGTCAACGGTGCCGTCTTCTTTATAGTACAATCTAAACTCGGGATCCTCAATCTTGGGTGCTTCCCAAACAGTGATGTATTCTTCGTTATCAGTCGGGCTGTGTTTTTCATCACTCATTGAATCGACTCCTTTATTTTATCAGAAAATGATTTGATATGATAGTGAAAAGGATACGTCTGTGGGATTGTATTCACTCTCAATGTATGTGGATAAATCTCATATACAAAAGTATCAGTCCATTTTTCTGATGCAGTACCATTAATAAATTGCTTCATGTGTATCATTGAAAATTCTTTAAAAGTTGGTAGTGTAGACTTTTCAACTCCTATAACATGACACGCATAAGCATAAACCCAGTCAGTCGTTGCTGGCTCATCTGGGTTACATTGAAGTGTGTCTCTAAACTCACTCCAATTCTCAAAGACATGTCTTACGATGTCAAAAAATTCTTTTGCTGTTTCTGACTTTTTAAAATAAGTTATAGCATTATATACGTCTGGCAGTTCATTATCGTCTATAAACCTACGGTAGGTGCGTACATGCGATATATTTTGTTTAAAGTCACGTATATGTGTAGAGACAACTAAGTCTCTTTGTTTCAGTATATCCCACCAATAGTCTATTGATGTTGGGACATATAAATCTGCTTCTAGTTTAATTGTGTGTTTATAAGGACTTGCTTCATACACTTGCCAATCGTTAATAAGTTTCCAATCACTGTCGGGTTCTAAGTCTCCATAGGGCAATGGAATAACTTTATGAAATGCTTTGCACTTTGTTTTGTCATCAGAGATTAAAGATACTTTTGCATCTGGCATCACTCTCATAATAGACTCTGCTAATTGTTCGGCACATTGGACATAGTTGACATCGGCAGTGTTTTGTGCTAATATAACGAAACCCTTATCCATTCATAATCCCCACAAATAAATCTTTGTTCATAACATGAAAGTCCATGTCTTTGATTAACATATATTCTTTTCTAACTTTGCTTTTCTTCCAATGATCAAACATGATTGTAAATTCTGTGTTAAAATCATATACGTTACCGTCACAAGGTACTTGTACATCTATTTGATTTGGATATACAGAAGTATTCTTACCTACATGAATTAAGTTCCATGGTATATAATCACTTGGTACATCTGTGTGACCATTGACAATCTTAAGTGCTATCGTTAATCCATAGTCATTACGATATACTCCGCCAATAAAACTATGAATGCCTGCATAGTGTTCATAATTGTTTTGTACCATTTCTAAAGTTTCAAAGATTTGTTTTGCACGTTCAGACTTTTTAAACATAATTACAGTTGCCCATAATGTTTCGTATGTATAACCCATCTTTTCTTGTGCCGCTTCTGGATGCATGAGCATATGCGTATTGCTATGACAACAAAACGTGTCAGATAAATCAAATGTTTTTAGTAGTGTATCAGAATTGACAAGATAGTCAACATCTATTACTAGAGTTTCATCATAAGGACTAAGTTCATATGCTTGATAACGTCCTTTGTTGATCCAAGATGTTTGATCTTTAATATTAGTTAAATCAGGCTCGACTTCAACGACACCATCAAAAACTTTTCTATCGTCTAAAATAGTTTTATAAGTGTCTACGTCTGTAATTAAAGTTGTAGGTAAATCTAAGAATGCCTTAACTCTTTTTGCAGTATATACGGCCATATCGGCATAATTATATTTGCTAGAATTAAATGCAAATAAAACTACGCCTCTAGTTTTTACCTCTTTCGTTCTAGTTCTTTCCATTCACTGTTCCACTCAGTCATTACGTTAGTATATGTTGTAGTAAGAGATTCTAATAATTTCAGTCTATCTACTTTTACTGGATTATCAAACGTGTCTATAACGACAAGAGTTTCATCAGAGAATGAATTAAGAAAGCCTATAGTTTGAGCATCGGCATTCCACAAACCGCCTTGTTCTGCAATGACAAGTTTGCTCTTATATTTTTCTTGTAGGTATGCTTTGGCTGAATTATGACTGAATCTAGCCTTTGCATCTTTGATTAATTTTGTTGTATCCATAGTAAATAATACTCCCATGAGTATTTAGATGGATTTCAAAGTGGCTGAAAAAAACTTATGAGCCGGATACTGAACCTGAGATCGAAGGTGTTCCCCACGATGCAGATAAGTATGTAGTCTCAGGAAGTTGAACAGTACATGTAACAGCACTACCACTAGTTGCTACTAAGTCATTAGGAATCTCGTCCCAAACAGAGTAGATTGTGATAACTGATCCAGTGTCACCGTTAGATCCTTGAGCACCATTAGACTTAACAATATACCTAATGAATGATGACAAGTATCCTGAAGGACCTGAGTCTGCTAACTGTGTAAATGCAGTTGCGTTTGCTGTTGTAAGTCCAAAATATCCTTTGTCTGCGTCAACAGTAGGCGTATTACCACCACCACCGACTTTAGTAATACCAGAATATGATGAACCTGAAATACTGATTGTACCTGAGTTAGGTGCAGATACAGTAACTGTTCCTGTGTCACTTGCTAAATCTGAGAAAAGCAAGTTAATACCTGAACCAGTTGGGTGTGAAGCAGTCATTTTGATTTGACCACCTGCGTTAAAGAAGTAACGAGCGGCATCTCCTGATGCGAATGTAACTGTATGAGTGAATGTAAGACCATTCTGCCATGAACTACTACGTGTTGCTGTATCAGCAATCGTAGATCCTTGTGATGCGGCGTTTCTTCTGTTAGTGTAAATTGTTGTTAAGTTTGTAGGGATCGCAGACAAATATGATACAGTTCCACCCGATGTAGGTGCAGTAACTGAAGTGATTGATGACCCTTGATGTGATGCAGACGATGCAGTATTAGTTACAAGAGCATTCCATTGTCCTGTTGCAACTACAGTGTCTCCGCCACTTACTTGTGATACAGCAGTTTGTCCGTATCCAGCAGTTGTGCCACCAGTTGACCAAACAGTGTTTAGTTTGTTTGCTCCGGTTTCTGGGTTACCCCCGACAAATCCATTGAAGTCTGTTGCTTCGATTAAACCATTTTGTGCGTAACTCATGTTAAGTATTCCCTAATTATTTAATAGTAACAATGGCTTCTACTGTGCCAAAGTCTGTTGTTGTTTTATCTTCTAATGCTCTACCAATAACATTAAAAGCAGATGCTTCTCCGTCTTCAGCGGCTCTTGCATAACCTTCTCCAGCACTTACAAGTCGTTGACCTTTACGTACTGTTCCTAATGTTTTCACTCGTACACGTCCTGTCATTGCAACAGCAGGGTGAGTATCATTGTCACCTGCGCCGTTGTTCATTAAGAACGCCATGTTATCAGAGATAACACCGAATACGTCTTCACTTAATTCATATTTAACAGCAGTAATTTCTGCACTGCCGCCTAATTCTACAACTGTACCAGGCTCATATACATCATCAGCACTAAATCTTTCCGCTAAGTCAGCATATGTTGCTGTAAGACGAGAACCTGTTGATAGAGTCCAATTACCTGTAATTGTACCTGCTGTTGTGTTTGCACCAGTTGTTAATGTTGTTGCTTGAGTTTGTACTGTTAAAATATTACCGTTATATGTTGGTAAATATGAGGCTACGTTTGAGTTACTGTATGTACCTGCAAATGAGATCGGATCTCCGTTTGCATACATGTATTTGTCAGTTCTGATACCATACAAGTTACCAGAATTATTAATGTATATACCACCTGTATCTAGCAAAAGAGCAGAAGCATTTGCACCAGTATTACCTGTTACAGTCCAAATACCTGTTAATGTGCCAGGTGTAGTTGCTGAACCTGTTGTAATTGCTGTTGTTGTTAGTGTACCGATGTTTGCTGTTGTTATACTAGCATCTGCAATAGTTGCATTTGCTGATATTGTTAAATATCCTGCTGTAAATGCATTTGCTGTAACTTCGTTTGTTGCTGTAAAATTGTTTGCTGTTGCATTGCCTGTTATGTTGACTGATCCGAATGTTGTATTACCACCTGATGCTGTTGAAGTCAATGACAACCAGGCTAAACTATTTGATTCGCCGTCAGTTGGGCAAACTTTTAACGTAGTGTCAGATGTGTCGTACCAAATTTGACCTCTAAGAGGATTAGCAGGTGGAGTGCTGTCTGCAAAATTCTCAGTTACATGGACAAAGTTAGTATCTAAAGACTGGCCATATCCTGCGTAGTTTCTACCAGGAAGACCTAATGAAGTACTACTTGTATTAATAGTACCGTCGGCAATGGTCGTTAAGACTGTCCCATCACTTTTTACAATTGTATATGCCATTTTCTAATTCACTCCGTTAATATTATTTATCTTAAATGGTAACTAAATTAGTTAGAGATTGTATCCTAACCGTGTAATCTATCTGTATTTGCCTATTCAAGGACTTTTGGACAGGGTGAAAGATTACATGAGTTAAAAGTCTTGTAATTACGTTCCCGTTTGCGTCTGTTCCGTAGTTTGCTAATAGCCCTAATTCATCAAATATGAAGTTGGAATCAGTTTGCGTACTATTATCAAATGCGGCTTGTCCTGCAGGTTCTCCATAATCTAGTAAACATTGTACTAAGATATCTGTGTACACACGACCTGTTGTGTGAAACACTGTCATTTTATTTCTTGTTGGGTCTAAGTTAAAAACACTTGTATCGTCTACAATTTTTGCATATGTTTGGTTATATAATGCCGCATTTTGACCCGTAGTATTAGGTGGTAGATATGTAATCACACCTGTTTCATCAACAGAGGCTCCACCATTACCGAATGCCATTTGATATATTTCACCATAACCTCTACTAGACAATGTATCAGCAATTGCTTCTGACATGTTTTCGTAGTTAATTGCGTTCTTTGCTTCTTGTAAAATTTCGCCGGTGTTATAGTCTCTGATCGTCAGGAACCCTTCCATTTTTAGAATTTGTTGATCACCGGACATTAACTATCTCCTCGCACTTGCACTAATACTTCTTCAGTATTAGGATCAGTGATTTTAAGGCTTGAAGAAAAGTAAATTCCACTGTTTTCATTGGGTTTTACTTCTTTCGGCTCTTGGTTCTCTGATTTATTATCGTTCATCTCTTTATTTATCATTTACGTTATATCCGTATGTAGAAATTGTGCAGGAACAGTTTCTGATATTGATAATGGATCTCCTTCTACTGTATTAAAGTTATAAGAGTTCCAACTTTGATCAATATATAAGTCAGGTAAGCGGTTATTGCTTAATAAACTGAACACTTCTGTATATTTTGCAATGTATTCTTGGACTGCTGTGCCGTTTGCGCCGCGTTGTAATCCAGTTACTGAATTATTATTAAAGTCTACACTACTAAATTTAATTTGCTCTCCATTAATATACAACACATTACCTTCTAATGATGTAATTGTCAATGAATCTCCTGCAGAAATATATGTACCATCTGTGATTTTTAAGATAGGTGCAAGTTCTTCAATAACAACTTCATATGTATCAGTGTCTAATGTGTTTCCAGTAGTATTATTTAGAACAGTTACACCACTCAAAATGTTTTTGTCTGAGTTTAGTCCAATTGAATAGATATTGTTGATCGGAGTAGGTGCAGTTCTTTCTTCTACTAAATTATCAGTCACTCTAGTTACATCACCTAAGTAAATTACTTGTGATAGAGGGAAGATAGGTTGTGCTAACCAAGTTCTACTTTGAGTATTTGCTCTATAAATTGACTGAGTACTCTCTGCATTCACTGCATTTAAATAAATTTCTTCGTCAGGTGTTGAGTGCGGTATCATATTGGTTATAACAACAACATCACCTGGTGCAATGTCGGTTAAAAGACTTACTTCATTGTCTTCATCTAGTCTTAGTCTACTTGTTGGTAAACGGTAACCATTAACTGTAACCCAAAGTCTTTCAACATTTGTTTGTTCCCATTGTGTTACATTCATAACACCTGTATCATTAGTCAAAGACACTTCAACAGTTGCATTTCTAGTCAAGCCAACAGTAAATTCAGTATTGCTTAATATTTGCTTGATATAATAAGTCGTACCCTGTATTAATCCACCTAATACTGAAGAACCTGCTACTTGTCCTTGTTGTGAGAATATAACTTCATTATTAACAACAAGTTGACTTGTATCTTGGCATGTGATTCTATTTGTAGTTGCTGTTGCAGTTGCTTGTGTAGTAACTAAGAAGAATGTTCCTTGTTTCCAAACATAACCACCTGATATATATGTTGATACACCAGTAACTGGGTAATTGACTGCATCTAATGCTGGATTGTATACTTGTGTATAAATTTCAAATCTATATTGATCGAACACTCTTGCATAATATGAGTTACCGTTCAATTCAACAGCACCATATACACCATCAATTTTTACTAATTGATCAGTTGCTAATGAGTGAGGAATACCCGTTGTAATTCTTGTTGTTGGGTTACCTCCTACTGTTGTAACCATTAACCCGGTTGCTGTAGATAATACAACTTGTGCACCTGTTTGATCTTTAATAGTTGCAGTTGTAGCATCTATAACATTTTCTACAAAGTAAACTTGTCCTTGTTCTAGTCCACCAAAGTCATTTCCTTGGAAATAAATTTGTTGATCAACAGCAAAACCTGTTGTAGAATCAAATGTAATTTCATTTGATGTCGCGGTTGTAGCAGTTGCCTGAACAACAGCAAGAGGATTTTCTTGTCCAGTTTCGATGTTTGTAATATTTGCGACTGTGATAGCATTTGAACTACCTACCATTGATCCTGTATCAGTTGTCACTGTAACTGGAGTACCGCCTACTTGTAATGAAATTGTAAACGTAGTTGCATCAATAATCTCTAAGATATAATATGTTACACCTGCTGTAATACCACCTATAGTTGGATTAGAGAATACAATTGGTTCGTCTTCCGCTAAGACCGATGTGTCAGCACATGTTAAGTAATCTAATAATTCATCATACAAGACAACTGTAGGTGTATCTTGGTCGTATGTCTCTACATCAGGAGTATCTTCGTCAAATGTACCTTCTAAATGAGTAGTTGCTGTAACTGTAATAGTCGTAAATGAACTGCCTGATGTACCTGAAATACCGTATTGTGTTGTTAGATATTGTCTTTCAGTATTATTATATGTTAAGACAGAAACTTTTGCTCCAAGTGCGGGAGGTGAATTAAACAGAACTGTGTTTGATCCGTCATCGATAGTATATGACGTATTTGTTTGTCGCAGACCATCGATTTCAACAATTGCGTTGTGTGGATTGTCTCCTCCATTGTAATTGTTCATTGGGAAGGATGCTTGTGATCCATTACCAACATATTCTTGTATTTCTGGTAGAGAGTATCCGTACTGTGATGGATCTCCTGAATCTCCAAATATTGTGTAAACAATGTAATCGTCAGCATTGTTATAGCCACTTGGATTTGCTAGTACAAGTTCTGCTTGTATACCATTTGGCTGTATGCCTATTGCATAATCATTAGTTACATAAGATGAGATTCCTGCTGAATCAGTTAAAGTAACAGCAGGGCCACCGTCAGTTTCTGAAATTGTAAATTCATTGTTATCTATAATTGATTCAATATAATAAACAGTATTTGGTGTAATATCTGAACCAAACATATCTGCCGCAAATTGTATTCTGTTACCCACAGATAAACCTAATGTAGTGCCTGTCGTAATCGCATTATTAGATGCTTTAGTTTTACTTACAGTATTTGTCAAACCTAATACTAATCTATTACCATTGTGATATACGAGAGGATCAGTCCATACTGTACCTGTTCCGGTTTGAACATTAACAAGCATAGATCCAGTTGCATCAGTTAACGATTTAATCGGACCTGCTAATCCTGTACTTGAATCATAACTTTCTGATATTGTAATAGAATTTGTTGCTGTAGAAATAGACTTAACATAATAAGTTGTGTCTTCTGCTACTCCGCCGAATACTACTCCTTGGAATGATATTGCTTCGTTTGCTGTAAATTTAGTTACACTTTCACATACAATCGTATCACCTGCGGCAATAGTTTCAATTGCTTCTACTTCAATTGCATTTGACCCGGGTCTGATTGCTCCTGAACCCTGGAAGAATGATGCACTATAATTACAGTTTAAATAGATGTCGTTAAAGCCTGTTGATGCAATTTCTCTAATAGGATCAGTATCAGTATTACCTTTAACTATTTGATTACCATTACCTACTTCATAAACATCTATACGCAATGATTCTTTTGGTGCAAATGATAGTGGAGTATTCAACGTAATTACTTTTGTAACCCAATTAATAGAGTATTCACTTGTTGCTAATCCAGTTCCTAAACCAGTTGCTGGATCAATGATTTGTATTGACATATCTATTGGATATTGAACAAACTGATCAAAACTATAATCAACTTGGAATTCAGTTGTAGGTGCAACAACTCTACTTACAACATTAAATCCTGTATGAGAATATTCAGTTACGTCCCAAACTGTGCCAGGACGAGTAACTACAGTTAAGTTTACATTGTCTTTAATTAGACCCGGCACTAATTCTTCTGGACCGTAACCAGATGTAAAGTCTTCGCCTTTAACATCATAAACAGGTGCTTCTACTGTAAATGCACTTGTCGATGTCCAAGTAACACCTGAGTCTGTAGATTGTAAAATAGTATTGTTGTCACCAACAACTATAAATGTGTCTGTTTCAGATGCATATGTAACGCCATTCAAGTCTTGTGTTGTACCTGATGTTTGTGTTGTCCAACGTAAGCCATTTGTTGATGTTTGAATTCTACCGTTATCTCCAACTGTCATCCAAATACTATCAGCATAAATCACATCACGCAAGTTATCTGAATTTGCATCATACAAATACATTCTTGCTTGTAATGGAATAACATCATCTACTAATGTTACTTGTGATGTTAGTCCTGAATCAGTATATATTTCTACTTGTGTAGAACTTACAATGTTTATATAATAAGTTGTATCTACTAACAATCCACCGAATGAATTAGTAACTCTAATAGGATCTGCATTTACAAACCCGGCTGTGTTAGTGATGTTAAGTTCGTTAGAAGATTCATTTATAGATACGATTCCTACTTCATTAATTCCTGTCCAGTCGCCGCCGTTAGATGTTTGATACTTAACATCATTTTCACCAACTGCAATTGCAATTGTACCGTTACTTGCTACGCCATACAATCCGTTTGGAGTAAGTTGAGGTCCGTCTTGCCAATACTCTCCAGTTGGTTCATATGAGTATGCAATAATATTAGTATCGATTAATTCTGTTATTCCAGTTGAGTAATCATATTTTTTACCTTTACCAACTGCAATAAATCCGCCAAAGTCTGTAGTGTCAATTGAATTGACTCCGTATAAAGTTACTGCTAATGGTGTGTCATATGTTTTTCTTTCTGACCATACATATGTATCAGGAGAGTTTACAATACTATCTCCAACACTGACATAATAATTATTTCTATATGCTGTACTTTGTAACGACAACGCCGCAATAGATAATGATGTTGATGAATATGGTGTTGTATCATATGGTAACGCACCATACGGTGTAAACCAACCGTTTGTTGTCCATGTAACACCATCGTTTGATCTGTAAACTGGTGTTGCAGTATTTGTAGTTGTCATTACATATAAACCACCACCATATACTATATCAGTTGCATCAACAACAATATTTGAAATTTGTTTTGTTGACCAACTTTGTCCATTGATAGATGCAATAACACCTGAATACTTGTCAAAATTAGCAGATGCTATATAATTAATTCCGTTCCATAAAACACCTGTAATTGAAACTCCTGTTGGATAGAACGGCTCATCTTTTAATATAGTGTCTATTGCAAACTGATCTTCAGGTGCAAATGCATTACCTAAATAAACTGCATTTGGATATGTTGTTCCTGCAAATAATTGATTTAAATCAACGCCTGGCATATTGATATTAGGTTGATAATAGCCTTCTACTCTGTCAAGTGCATTTAAAATTCTATTGTCTGATCTTAATTCTTCCCACTTACCAATAACAAACTCTGGGTCGTTGTTAGAAATAACACAACGATAAACCCTATCTAAGTATTTGATAATAGACTGATTAAAGTAGAATGGTTCTGGTAAGAATGCATAACTACCTGGTTTAGATAAAGTAAGACCTGTAATAGAAACTGTTGTAATTACATTGACCGCAGTACCACCTGGGTTTGTTGATATTGTAATTTCATTTGTGCTTGTATCAATTGTTTTAATGTAGTAAGACGTTGATACTTCTGCATCGATTGAATTGCTCGGTATTGTTCCTGCAAATATTACTTCATCATTTAATGAAAATCCAGTTACATCTGTTAATGTAATTGAATCTGTGCCCGATGTGCAACCTGTTACATCAGTTGTTGTAAATCCATTAAAGTCAAATCCGATACCAGTAACTGGCACAGTCATTCTTGCATCTGAATACACTTCTAATTGATTTTGACTTATAACTTTTAAATAATAATCTGTTGTAAGATCGTTGGGTTCACCTGATACTATCAAACTTGTAATTGCGCCGTCATCGTCAACCTCATTGACTTGCAAAGTAGCATCATTGAGAGGAGATGTTCCTCCTAATTCTGTTCCTGCAATAGTGATAATATTATCGATTGCATATCCTTCACCTGCATTTGATAAAATTACTCTATAACCACCTAATTTATATCCTATATCAAAGATTGCATCTGTTGTTGGTGCTTGAGATAAACTAAATGTAGTGTTCGTGTCTGATACAGTAACATCTTGTGTTCCACCTGATGTTGTTGATAATCTAATCCAAGGGTTACCAGTACCAATCATTGGACCATTGTCATTTTGTAATACAAATGTGCTTCCGCCTACGAGTTCTGAGATTGTAAATTGAGTTGCATTATCAATCGACTTGACATAATACTCATCTCCAACTATAATATTACCTAAACCGACACCCGTAAATGTGATCGGCATGTTTACCCATAGTGAAGAAGTATCTGCACATGTAATTCTATTTGTACTTGATGAAGTAGATGTACAATCTACACTTATGTATGTACTTTCATCTCCGTCTGTTGAAAAATCAAACAAGTAATATGTTACACCAGTAGAAAGTCCTGATCCGCCTGGAACAGAATTAAAGACAATAGGCATCCCGGCATAAAAATTAAATGTTCCTTTGTCTTGGTCACTTAATGCAATTCTGTTGTCTGTGCCTTGTGCGTTGTCACCTGCAATAGTAGCATAACATGTTCTATCAAGTGTATTTGTTAACACTCCTGTATTGATGTCTGTATAGTATGCAGACGTATTATACATTGTAAACTTCTGGCCGTCAACCTGACCCGGTGATACGGGAAGTGAAACGTGCATTAACATAGAACCAGTTGCTGTACTTAATTCTACTGTATCTTTCTGATTGGTTAATAATGCTGAGCCTGTTGTTACTGTAGATAAGGTTAGTGGCGATACGTTTACACTAACTCCAATTTTTAATTCAGTTGTTGACACAATTTCATTTACATAGTATACTGTACCTGATGTAATTCCGCCAAAGTCTGTAATTTTATTACCACTTGCATCCAGCATCATATTAAATATAACTGGATCATTTACTGAGAAGCCTGTAGTGTCAGCAACAGTAATAACATCTGTGGTAGCAGTTGTAGCACTCACTGTGGTTGTCAGAGCCGTTTCTGTAGTACCTAACGTGATTGTTTGCTCGTCTACTACTGTTGTTACATAGTATACATCATTTTCTTCTATGCCGCCAAATACGTCACCAGTAAAGAATAATGAAATGCCTTGATAAAATCCATCAGTGCCGCCTGTACCTACAACACTTTGTGGAATAGTAACTTTGTTAGTAACTGCTTCTGTTGCTGTTGCTGTCAGTAAGCCTGGGTAATTAAGAGTAACTACTGCTGTATCCGTGACTTCACCTGCATATGCAAACATACCTGCACTTGGTGCAGTTGCATCTGGTAGAGTTTTAACTGCTCCACCGGGTGTTTCACTGATTGTAAAGTCTGTTACATTGACAACAGACTCTACATAATAGACTTGCTCATCAACAATGCCACCGATTACTGCTCCAGTAAATTTAATTGGCATACCTACATAAAAACCTATAGTTGAGCCTGATGCATTAAGTTCACCATTGTTTTCATCGTAAGGATCTAATCTAATAAGATTGCCTGTTGCTTCTGTTAACTCTACTGTGCGTTTAAATTCTGTATAATAAACGTCATTATCATTAGTAACATTAACTATTTCAAAAATTGCACCTTGGGCTGATGCAGATATGTCTGCTATCGGCGGTTGTGTTGCTTGTAATGAGATAGACGAACTTGAAACGTTTTCACTGTTAAAATAAGACCCTGCAAAGAATGAACCATAAAAAACATTTGCTTCCCAATCTAAAATTTGGCTAGTATAAGTTGTTCTATCAAAACGGATTGCAATTTCATTTTCTCTTGTAGGTACTGAACTTGTAATTGCAGATGCTTTTGCACCCAAATTAAGAGCAAAGTCACCGTCTGTATTTCCTGCACTAAGTTTTACTCTATTTGTTTCATTAACTGCATCATCATAACTAGTATACAATCCAACTATAGTTGTTGGAGTTGTTTCTAATACATTGATGTAGTACCATTGTCCGTTGACTAATCTATCTACTGAGGCTCCAGTAGTACTATCATCTTTATATTGTATTAAATTACCAGTTTGCAAACTTGGTGCAAACAATTTAATCGTATGCAACGTAGAGTTAATATCATCATTAGTAAAGAAATATTGCTCTGCTGGTGCAATTCTAATTTCTGGTAATACAGCATACCCTTCTCCGGGATTTATTACGTTCACACTGATTACACTATCAACACTCATTACTGCTTCAAGTTCTGCTTCAACTCTTGGTGCTGGATATTTTTCTAAATCAATGTATGCTGTTATCTTGGGCGGTTCTATATAATTTTTTCCACCGTCAAGTATTACCACTGCAGGCAAATCAATAATAATTTTTGCGCCAGGTAAATGTGTAGTCGGAGTAGTTCCGTTTAAGCCTCTTTGTAATCCACCAAGAGTATTTAAAGCACGATCAACAAAAGAGTAACTTATAATTTCGTCATCTATTTGTATTGTGCCGTTAATCGGGAAACCCTGAGCATTATCTACCATTATTAAAACTGAACCAATTGTCATATATTCATTTAATTCAGTTATTTCGTAATCTGTTTGTCCAACTATAGATAATCCATAGTTGTTATACCAATTTTGATATTGTTCTTTTTGCCATATGGCGTCAGTTGGTAAGAATTCATTTGTTCCGTCAACGTTTTCGTATACTAATTGAGGAGAAATATAAGATTGAGTTGACTCATTCCATTCAGCAGGTAAATCAAAGTCTGTTATGTTTCCTGCATATGTATCGATACCGGTATACTTAAATAAGAAGTCTTTAATTACTACATGATAGGGTTTTGCTTCATTAATATACCCAGACAAGAACTCTTGGTTGTCTTGTTGATAATTCTGAATTGGTTTTAGTTCTCTAATAACATGAGATACATCTACTAACGATGTTTTATTCAACCAAGGTAAATAGTTTTGTGATTCATCTGTTTCACTTTGAATATATTCAAACAAAATAATTAATGACTTGTTTCTAAATTCAACTAATTCATCAATATAAATTTGTTCGTTTAATGCACGAATAATCCAACGTGTTTCTTCACTTGGATATTCATCAAAATCTGTTGTGTCAAAGAAATTATCTCCGAAACCTGTTTTGCCTGCGGCGTAGTCCCAAAGATATGTTTTAAATTGTATTGTTCCGTTTTCTAAACCTATACGAGTCCAAACACTGTTACCATCGTAACGATACATTTCCCATTTACTGTCGCCGTTTGCTTCTACTGTAGCAATAGTGTTTATATCTACATTTAGTTTTGCAAGGTCTGCATAGGTTGCAACACTAACCGTTGATTTAGTATTGTTGTTATATTGTCCTACAGGGTTAGTTGTAGGTAACCACCAATTAACATACTGCCAATAATCTGCTGTGTCGTAAAATTCTCCAGTAGCAAATAAGTATGTTGCATCTTGTCTTGTTTCTGAAATTGGATATTCAGCAAGAACTTTGTTTGCATATTCTAAATAATTTTTTAACCCTAAGAATCTACTAAAGAAGAAACTTTGTCTTGGACGTGCTAATACTCCTGACTGCACTGCTTTTGGTAAATATGGATTAGGTACAACTTCACCCACTTCATCTACACCCGATAATGAATCTAGTAAACGATCATAAAGACCTTCTGGTCTGTTAGTTGAAGTTTGTGGACCGAATTTAGGTAGACCCGGTAAGAAATCATCTGGCTCACCGGCTTTAATTAAATTAAATTCTTGGTGTGAAGGATCGTCATTGTTTCCTTCTGCATATCCTATATGGAATACACTATCAGTTGTGTTTATATAAGGTTGTGTATTATATAAAGCAAACGTATTTTGTAATAAAGGTGCAAAGTATGCGATGCCGGATCTAGTAGGATTAGCAATGTATGTTTGCAATGTAGCATCACTTAATGTTTTGCCTATAGATGTTTCTACTACATTTGTATTGCGTACCCAGAAATAGTAACAAGGTTGAACAGTGTTGGTTGCATTAATATCTGTTTCAACACTATACTTTGTATTTGATTTCGGTACGCCCGGGCCACGATATTGTGCGGGTGGTCTAGTTGATTTTACCCAAGTATAACATGCAACTTGAGAGCCTGGGAATACTCTACCCCAAAACCTAGCATTGTATGCTACATCATTTTGATGATAATTCATCCATCTTACTTTTGATGTATCAAACCAAATATGACCCTTTTGATTTGCACCCCAAGTTAATCCTGAATTTAGTTCTCCTACAGCACTATTATATGTTGCTGGATCGACACTATTAATATAGTCGATATTTTCTCTGACTGCACCTAATAATTTTTCTTGCATCGGATCCATATAATCTAAATTGATTAATGTATCATTTGTTTCTGCACTATAAACTTGTGAATTTTGTATTCTACTGATGTCTACTATAGGGGAAGACTGTCTATAAAGTGCCCAGTCTTTAGCAGTACCTGAATTTTTAAATAGTGTTATCTGTCCTTCTAAGTCACCGACACTTAAGTTCGGTGTACCAATAATAACTTGATTGTTAGTAAAGTCTAATGCAGTTGCGTATTGAGGTTCAAAGCCATAATTTTGCTCTTGGCTATTTAAGTTTTGTGCATATATAAACTTGCCAGGATCAGCAATTGATCCGTTGTAGTTTGCAAGATAATCATACATGTAAAGTGCGCCTGCATTATCCCATGTATCTACCCAACGAGTTGCATTGTTATCAAAAATTGTATCGTTGTCTAAATTTTCATCATCAATAAAGTCAAACGTAGTTGCTAAAAATCTTGTTGATACTGGCGCAGAAATTACTACTGAATCACTTTCATTAAATTTAATTGTGTTACCAAATAATGTTCTGCTTACATTATGAGGTGCAAAGATTGTTTGTGTTTCTGAATATATTTCTAATCCAAGTTCACTGAATGTATTTGTATTCGGTGCTTGTAATAATAATTTTTCATTTACTAATGCTAAACTTGCATCAATGATTGAAATAATAAGTTTACCATCGGATGCACTTGCAGTTATATTTGTAATACCATATTGATTGATAAGATTTGCAACCGTTGTTGCATTGCTACCACTTGCTAACTCTACAAGATAACCATTAATTAGTAGTTTTCTATCGGCTGTAAGTAAGCAATCACTAGTACCTATGACAGTGCCATATTTGCCTCCGCCATTAGTATATCTATAAACAGTACCGTCTGTTTGTTTTTCGCCGTTGATTCTTATTTCACCGGGTGCACCTATTAAAAGTTCACTACCATATGAAGTCATGTCAGAATCATAACCCATAAATGTACCAACTCTTTCATCAGCATATGACACCATTGTCTGTACCCATTGAATATTACGAGTACTAATATTAATAATGTCTCCTGCTCTAATATCACCAAAGTATCTAAAGTCTGATGTACCGCCACCAACTGCATAATTGTCGTCATCAACAACTGTGCCATTTACCGAAACTAGTAAAGGTTCTGTTTGTACGTAGATATCAAAGTTAACAGTATCATTCGTAAATGTTAAAGTAGAAGAACTTGATCTGCTTTCTTTTAATTTAAATGTGTTACCAGAAATATCAGACAAGTAATAGACTTGATTAGGTGTAATTCCTGTATCTCCAAAATCTCCGCCTTCATTGAATGCTACAGGATCATTATTATTAAATCCTGTCATTGTTGCGTTAGCAGTAATAACACTTGATGCTACTGCACTTGCACTTCTACTTGTAAACGATGTAGTCCATGCTAATGGATACTGTTGTGGTTGATTGGGTATTGCAGTGTATTGTGATTCTATATTTTGTACTAAACGTGAGTACACAAAATTCTTACCCCAATTAACTTTTGAAGTTGGAGAAGGGGTATTAGGCGCGCCAATCGATATAGTGTCTCCATTGCTATCACAACTTACAGAAAAACCAAAGTTATCTCCTGCAGTTGCATTAACTGGGGCGAGAGTGCCATCGATATCACTTAACGCCTCATATGAAATTTGATTTGCTGTACCGGTGCCTGTTCCTACGCCAGTTGCATTAAAAATTATTCCTACTTTGTTTTCTACAGCACCTATTGCTGTAAAGTCAGTTGTTCCTACAGCAGTAATTTCATATGTTTCACCTATATTAAAGTACCCTGCAGTTAAAGGTATGCGTTGTCTTCCATATACTTGTACTGAATTATTACTAGGGTTACCAGCAAAAATAAAGTTTTGATCATTACTGATTGCAAGACTTGTACCTGAACTAAATGTTGCTGTAAAAGATTGCAACTCTAAGATGTCATCAGTTAATACAGAATCATTTAAAGTATAAATTCTAAGTGTTGATGTAGTTAATGATGTTTCGGGTTCACTAATAACAAATAAATTATCAGAGTATGCAATTGCTGTACCGAATGATGCAGACTCTGTTAAAAGACTTCCGGTGTCTTCATCAAATGCATTTGTTTGAGGATTTAAACCATAACGATAAACTTTACCTGCGGCTGAGTCTCCTATTAAATAACCCATTCTTGGAGTGTATGCTACCGAACTACCGAACTCTTGTCCATCAGTACGATTTAAATTGTTTGTTAAACTATAATTAATTGATTTACGATATACTCCCCAATCGCCATCACTTGCTTCGTCTACCCAAACAGTATTTTTTGAAAACTCTGCTTCAAGTAAATCTAAATCTACAATTTCTCCTGGCTTTGATACACGTTGATCAACAAATGTCAATCCTAATCCAGATGCATTAATTGGAAACGTTGATGCATTTTCTAAATCTAATGTTAAGTTAATTATAATTTGATTATTATTAGGAACCTTAGTTACAATATAATATCCATTAACATTTGGTGATACTTCTATAAATGCTACTGCATCTAATACCGACAAGCCATGTCTTTGTCTAAATGTAACTGTAGTCGTATTGTCATTATTTGGTTGTACTTGTGAAACTTGTCCAACTGGCTTAATTGAATAGACTCTCCAGTGTTCTTTAAAGTTAGCAATCCACATATAATCTCTTACATAAAATTGCTGAAGAGGAATACGTCTACCATTAACATTAGTTGCTCTATTACTTAAAGACCTAAAGTCATAAGCGGCCATTTTGACATCGTTATAATTTACAAAACCTGCAGTAGGGTAAAGACTTAGTGGGTCTTCACTTTGTAATGTAGATAAAATATTAGGACCTTCAATAGGTCTTGCATAGTTAAATAAATTGTGTACTGATACTTCTTGTTGAGAGCCAATTGTTGGCATACCTTCAGTTAAAGATACAATCCCTGGATTACCTGTTAATTTTGCTTGATCTAATTTAAAGTCAACAAAATTGTTGTTTAATGTTCCGCCGAACTCTCCAGACAGAATAGCCCAGTTTTCATAAACATCATAATCAATGCCACCAGTAGGTAATTGCGTTCCTTTAAATGCTGATACTGCGTTTGTTGTACCTTTAGTTTCAATTAAATTTTTATAAACGTTTACCTGAGTAATATCTGATAAATTTACACTTGCCAAATAATCTCTAGGTCTAAAGCCAATTAATGAAAATGACAATTGATCAGCATCGTTTTCTAAGTTTGCTTTTGTACTATTATAGTACAGTGTACTTTCATAAGAACGTGTTGCAGAGTTAGGCAACAAGCCTTTTTGTATGTCATTATAATCTGTTTCTGTCCAGTCAAGTTCTACAAATGTGGCACTTGGTTCGATTGTTTTATTAGCAATAAAATATTTGTTTTTGTATCTAACAATTTCACCTTTTGCATATTTAAATGCAACTTGCCATTCTTTAATATTATCTTGGTTAAGAATAAAACCAGAAGCATTAACTGTGCCATTCCATTCAGCAGTTTTAGTACCGCGTAAGTAAATACGATTCTGTCTTAAGCCTGTTACCAAATTATAAATGACATCATTGAAAACTGTATTGTTATCGAATACAATACCATGTTCGATACTAGACATATTGAATTGACCATACCCCATAGTATCGCCTACATTCAAAGTTTTAACTTGGAACTTAGTGTCTAATCTTTCTATTGCTAAATCTTTAGTTGCAATAGGATACAAGTTTTGATTTAATAAAAAGTTATCTTGTTCGACTGTAAGTGGCTGAACAACAAGACTATCTTTTTCAATTTTTAAATTTTGTGCAGACGGATTGACTGTTATAATTGACCCGTTTTCCCAATTAAATTGTGTCCAATAGAGATACTCTCGTATCATTGTGTTCCAATTTATTTCTGCACCGTTTTCAATTAAATCAAACTTCATACCCTTACGTTGTAACCAAGCGCCATAACTTGCTAAGAATTGTGAAAGGGCTTGATATGTATAGAACTGTGTACCGTAAGGGACAATTTTTTCATCTGTTTTGGATTGGGTATAGTCGTTTGCAATTTCAACTACATATTCGTCTACTTCGACTTTACTTTTGTTTCCATTACTAATAGGAGTATCGGTAGTAAAGTATGCTTGATCTTGTGAATTACCAAATACTTTCCAACCGTTTGGTACAATTTGAATTAGAACACTTGAAAATTTAATTTGATCGTTAGGTTGATTGTCGTGTAACAATACAGCATAACTTTCATCTGGTATCAACAATGATGAATTATCAGAGTTAGGCGTTGCTTTTTCTACAAAGAATTTTAATAATGTCTTATCACTAAAGCCTGCTAGTCTATAAATTAAACGAACATCTACGTTGTTTAATACTCTTGTAATATCTACAGTTGCATCCACGCCTTGTTGTTTTTCAAAATCAACAATCCAGTTTATATAACTTGTTTTTGCGGTACCGTTTCCATAAATATCAATTGCACTAATGTTTAAATGACTTCGATCATTTACTAGATACTGATTAAATTCTGTGTTAAATTTGTAGTTGTCTAAGTCTGCTCCTAAGTTAAAAAACTGTGAAGGCTTAGTTAATGCAAATATTCGCATTAAGTCGAACGGATAAGATGAACTTCTTCTGTATGAGAATTCTGCCGGAGCGTCATCTCCTACTTTCCAATCACGTTGTAGAGTGTTAGAATCATATGCACCTACTAGTGCATCAAACGGAGATAAAAGATCACCATGTTCATCTACAGGAATAATTTTGCTTAAGCCTGGTCGTTTTAATTCATCAATAGTAATACTTGTTGTTCCACCTGCATTATAAATAATACCTGCTTCGATGTCTCCCCACATAATACCGTTTTCACTTGTGTACGGAGCAGGTCCATAACGACTAGTCCACCAACTAGGCATTTCAGTAAATCCTAACATTTCCCATGGTGCTATGTTTGGCTGAGATGTTCCATAGAAATATTCATAGATACCTCTCCAATAACCTTGATCAATTGGTGTATTAGTTAGTTTATTTCCTGATTGAAAATAGTTCCAACTAAATTGATTGCTTTTGGTATATCCTGTTTGTGTTTTATAATCGATTCTATTTTGTCCAGCCCAATTTAAAAACTGTGAACTGTAAATTTTTAAATAGTCTTCAGTCGAATATGTTGACTCTCTAAAGAATCCAGGTAGCACTTCATAACGTTCAATAGGAACAAGTGTGCTTAATTTAATATTATTATAAATTCTAGTTTCAAATTCTAATAATGCTTGATCTCTAAAATCAGTAAGACCTGTTTCTGGAGTATAATCAATAGTATACAAAGATGTATACGACCCATCATGTCCTCTCAACATATATGTTGGTGTTTGATAATTCGGATCTAATACTACTTCAGGTTTCCATTTAGGATACATGCCCAATTTACTAGGAGTGTTAGGTACAAAGTTACCATATGTTTGATTGTATTCTTTAATAGTAACAACATCACCTGCTTGTAAATCTTTTGTTACTGTCAATGAAGGCGCAGTTGTTGATACAACATAATCTACATCTCTAATCAACTGAGATGTCGTAGTAACGCCTGAAGTTGTCCTTGTGAGATAAACTAAGACACCTTTATAATTTGCTTTAGTAAAGTCATACGTTTGGGCTAGAGGGTAAATGGACTCTTGCAATGCGTTTGCAAACGTATATGTATTTGTTTTGTAGGGTGCTTGTGATGGTAACATGTCTGACCAAAAGAAAGAATCTTGTTCAGACTTTGCTGATACCATTTGTTCTAATGCTGTATCTAAAATATAACTAGGTTCAAATCTACGTTCCCATTCGATATCATTTACAGTTTTTACAAGTTGTTGCTTGTATTGAATATATTGATCAGAATTGTATTGGAGTGCATTAAACAAATTATGTTCAGACTTACGCAAGAACACACTAGGCAATACCAATGATGCAGAGTTTTGAATAATCTTTGTGCCGTACGGCACTAAATTACCTAAGTCTCTTAAATTGTTTGATCCAAAGATTGTACCTTCTGAGTTTGGATTGTTAATAAAGATGTCTTGGTATTGTGATCTAATGTCACCAATGTCTGCAATTTCTAAATCTGTATTAAAAGGGTTGTTACTTAAATTAATAGGTATACTATAATATGCAGTATCAGATGTTTGATTACTGAGTACTAAAATTTGTACAGGTGTATCTACTGTTGGTGCAGTATTTAATTTAATTTTTGTTGTCGTGTCTGTTTCAGTAACTGTGTATGTAGACTCTAATTGATACACATTGTTTACATACACTTGTATGCGTGGCCATGAGTCATCAGACTCAGGAATCACAGCAACATCACACGTGAACGAGGCTTCGGACCCTTTACTATATTCTAATTCAAATATTTGATACTGAACTGAGGGGGCAAGTGCTGTTTGCCAGCCCAACTCACGTGTTTTGTCAGTCCGTGTAGTATAATTATACACGTAACCTGTATTGACTTTTTCAGTTACTGGCGTTGATCCAGTAACATATGAAAAAGAGTCAACATTAAGAGAGCAATCAAAACTAATATCTCCCACATTGTCTACTGCCGAGTAACGTAATGGGAAGCCAAGTATAGCATCGTTGACTCCTGTACCTCTACCGTAAGCAAATAGTTTATTACCTAAAAATGATGTGCCTTGATAGACTGAAGCATCTCCAAATGATACTCCGTCTTTGTCAAAGATATCAAATTGCGGTGCTTGGTTGACTGTAAGTTTTTGTTGTGCTTCTTCCCATGCTGTTCCATCAAACCAAAAAGTAGAACCTTGATAATTATATCCTCTGAGTGCTACTGTTTGATCGTCAACTAAACAAAGAGAATCTTCTGCTTCAGTCAAAGTTATAACTGGTGTAGATCCAAATGTAATCGTTGAGAAACCAACAACATAAATTTTATTTCTAACTTCTAAATTAGTGTCTGCTGTAAAAACAATTCTTGCACCAGAGAATAATTCATAATTGTTTACTGTTGTGTCACTACCTACAATTGATACGTTTGTTTGACCAACTACTGTTGAGTTAGCAAACTCAACTGTTAAAACAGTATTAGTACCAACTTCTTCAATATTGGTAATTTGCGTGTTGTTTGGTAATGCAAAGTTAGAGTCTGTTACATACATATTAACATCAAATGATGTAAAGATATCTGCTGTAGGAATAGTAATCGTTGTGCTGGTTCCTGTAACCCCTGCAATTGTCGCAGTGTAACTTGTATATGTTTCGATGTCAGGATAATATTGTTGTTTGTTTGCAACTTGATCAAATGCATTTGTTGTTCTTGTATCAATAAAGTCTACTGGTGCTTTGGCATTTGTACCAGCATCAAATAGTTTTAAGTTTGGATAAAACTCAATAATCGGACGTTTTGCTTTGTTTGCTCCTGTTGCATAAGTCGTAACAATCGACGGATCTTCATTATAATCAGCAGTTGCATTTATGACATCAATGTGAAACCATCTATTAGAACGTGACCATGCATTTCTGTTAATAGAGTTTCTACCGATTGTAATATAATCTTGGTCGACAGGAATAAACAATTCTGTATCAAAGTTACCAATCGAATATGGCAACGAGTCATAAGGAATATAATTTGTTCCTGTAAAATCCTCAGGTACTGTTAGGTCTGTTGTAGGAATCAAATTAATAGATTCGCCAACACCTTGAACATAATATTCACCTGTCAAATATTTTGACGGTACAACGTCTCCGTCAAATTGTACTTTTAATCCGTTTGTAAATACAACTTCATTTGTTGATGTAAATGTTTTTTGACCTATAATATCTTCGTCAACGTTTAATGTGTTTGTTAAATTACTTTCAATTAATTTAATTGTACCAACTTTATTTGGGTTTGTGCCATCTTGGTAATATAATGTATCTAACAATGCTGAAAGATAAGGTATCTTTGTAATTTCACCACTTAGTGATCTATAAAAATCTAAGCCAATAAATTCTGTACCAAATTGAGCAGTAATTTTTTCTTCAGTTGGAATAACTCCAGCCGGAATCAAACGAATTGTAGGATCTGATGAATCTCCTACGTATGTGATTGTATAAAAATTTTCATTAACATTTGTGTAAAAACCTTCTTCCCACAAACCTTCATTAATGTTTGCTACCATTGAACCTGTTTCAGCAACTAAGGTTAATGTTGGACCGTTTAGTGTTAATGAAATAGTAAAGGATGTTGAATCGATAATATCTTTTACATAATAAATCGTATCTACATCTAATCCACCAATTAACGGATCATTTGCAGGTACTGCTGTAAAGGTAACAGTCTGATTAGCAACTAAATCATCTGTTGTTCCAGATGATAATTTAAGTTGTGATGTTGTAGTTTCATCAATTGCTAATGTTACAGGAGCAACAATCTCTGGTGATGTTAGATTGACATCATAGTTTGCTCCACTCTCATCAAAGAATGATTGAACAAATCCTACTTCGTTAGGTTCTTCTGTTTGATAGAACATAACAGTAAGACCTTCTAATGACGTTACACCATCAATGTTTCCTACTTGACTAACTGTTAAGCCGTTAATTTCTGAAAATAGTTTTGTACTAACAACACCTACTGTGTTTTCTCCGGGGAACAAAAAGTCATTTTGTGCTTCTCTACTAGGAACAGTAAATGTTACATAACCTGAAGTCGCACCATTATTGTTAACACCTAAAATTTCTCTTGTGTTTTGTGCACCGTCCATGCCCGTAACACCAGGTACACCTTGTATCCAAAATTGAGTTTCTTGGTTGATTGCAAATCTATATGACCCGCCACGTAATAAAGTAAGAGTAGGATTAAGAGAACCTGATGCAGTACCTAATGCTCTAATACTATATGCATTTGCTGTGTCTGTTACAATATAATCAGACTCTGAAAATACTGTTGCACTAGCAACTGTAACTGCTGGGGGACCGTCTGGTATCCAGTAGTACTGATTAAAGTTAATTAATTTATCTAAGTCTGTAAAAGAGTCCCATGAATAAAATTGACTATTAAACAAACGAGAATTATCTAATGTTACTCCACCTTTAAGTTGTAATGCATCAATAAGTTCTGGATAAGTTAAAAAGTCTTTAGCAGTAGATTGGTTTTCATTTAAGAATGCAGTACCGGGTGCAAGTTGATAATCTGTTCTTGTTTTGTTTGGTTCAGTTACATAGTAATCTTTTGCGTTAACACCATAACCAAACTTACTTCCAACATAACCTTGCAACGTTTCTGTTTTGGGTTCATTGACTAACTGATCTAATGTTGCACCTAAAAACTGTGCATTGGTAGAGGTTTTAAATATCTCTGGTAAAAACTCTAATGTCCTGATCTTTTGTGCCATATTTTATTTACAACCTTAAGACTGCATTGTCGCAGGAGTTAATGCTGGAACAATTACTATATCTTCTGTAGTAGCCGCATTTACAAATATTTCATACGGTCTACATTTAATTTCATATAAATCACCAAATAATTTTTCTGGATCATCTGAAACAAGTATAACTGAACTCACTAATTCTCCTATTTGTTCATGTAGATACGCACTTAATTCTGAAAAGAAAAAAGTATCGCCAAAGTTCCAATTGTTGATATCAAAATAGTTATCCATTGTTGCTAATACAGAACTTCTTATTTCACTATTAGATGCATTTGTTGACTGTGATTTCACCACTTTAATAGTTGCTCTTAATGATTGATCTGCTTTAGGGCCAAACAATGGCTTAAACGTGACACTATTTAATATAACTGAGTCTGATAGCATTTTATAATTTTGTACTAAAGGATATTCAGTATTCAATTCATTTAATGTTGGTTGTTCAGGTTCTTTAACTGTGTCCGTTGTGTCTTTAATATAGTTGCTGTATGCAGTATAGTATGATTGTGTTACTACATAAAGATCAATAATATTTGTTGTCGCCGGATCAATACGTGTAGTGTTATTAGCATTATGTCTATATTGATAGTCTAATCCTTGTCTGCCTGATTTAATAGAATAATCTAATTGTTCAGTCATAATATAATTAGGCGTTGTTATTGTAGGATCTTGTACCGACTTATAAAATTTGTTTTCATTAAAGGCATAAAATAATTGTCCTACAGGGAATTCATATTTAACAATTTCAATTTGATTTTTAGTTCCATAAGTATAAACAACATCTGTACTTGGTACGATTAATTGTCTGGTTAAATTAACTGGATCTGTTATTGTTCTAAAGAAAACATAAACGCCTGTATTGGCTCCGTTATTTACATACCCAGTAATATCATTAAAGAAGTCAGGGTCTAATATTAATTGACCATTGTTGACATCAGTTGCGGCAACTTCAACTTGGAAGTCATTGACGTATCCATCACTTTCGACAGTTTGTCCTAATATATTAACTTTAGTGTCTGCGCCTAGTGCGGTTGCTGTATTAAACACTGTATTAATACCTAATACATTAATAAAGTCTTGTATAATTTTACCTGTAAACGGATCATATACTAATTCATCTTTGCTATAAGTAAATCTTGTATCTGCAACACTACCAAAATAATATGTAAGTGATCGGTAAGATACTGTATAACGATTGTTTCCTAAACTTGTAAACTTAACAAAATAATTTGCATTTGATGCAGAACCAATTGACCAACGTTCTTGGTTAACTAATAATGAATTATTAAAAATTAAAGTAAAGTCTTGTTGTAATTCAATTTTAAGAATTGCTTCTTGTATAATCTCAGAAGACAAAGAGTTATCAAATACAGGAATAAGTTCTGTAAGTATTACGCCATCGGGTACATATCCATTTACTGTTACTGGTCCTTGACCGTTTGCAAATGTTCCTTCTCCGTTATTATTACCATCACCCACAACATTTAATACTGTTGACCATATATAATTCTTTTCTCCACCTGTAGGTACACCTGCAACTAAACGATTGTCTGCATCGAAATAATACCCTGTAGGTGCATTAAATTTTAATAACGCACCTTTAGTTGCATATTTTGCATTGGTCGTTGTAAATGTTCCTATAGGTTGAGGTCGTTCTATTGTTCCGTCAAGTGAGTAAAAATATCCTGTTTCACTTGATGCATCAACTGAACTTGTTTTCCAATATAAAGTATTTCCTCCACCTGTACCTGGATAAGCATAACGAGTATAATTTTGAATGTAATATTGATTAGCACGATTTAATGCAAGTACAGATGCTAAATCATCTGTAAAAAATTGAATAATATCTGATGTATTATTTACTTGTAACGTTAAAAATCCATCTACGTTATCTTGGTATAGTGCTCCGTCATCTCCAAACGAATTTGTGCTTGAATACTTTCCTGTTGGATCAAGCAAGTCTAAGTTTTTAGATACACCAACTGAACTTCTATTAATTGCTTTTGACTTAATAATAGAGTTATATAAAGTGTATGGGAAGTTTGTATAATCTTCACCATTAACCATTCGATTTTGTGTGTAATATCTTGTCGGTGCTCTTTGTTTAATTTGTGCTAATGGTTCTCTTGCTTGTGCATTTGTTACTGCAACAGGCAATTGAAAATTTATAGATAGAGTCTGAGTACTGCCTGTTCGATCAACATAGTTAATAGAAACACTTACGCCGTTCATTTCTGAAGGGTCAATAGTATATGTTAGTGCGTTACTTGATCTTACATATGCTCTAAAATTACCTACGGGCATTTCTGAAAACACACCATCACCAAATACATATGTGACTTGATCGTTTACACGTGAGTTTACAGAAAATATTTTCTTGTTACTTGACTCAGTTTGTAAGTAAGCATCAGCATAAACATTTTCTACTTGTGTCCATGAACCTAATGTGTTATCCGCGTTTAATTGATACAACCATGTATCAGTTTCATTGACACCTGCAACATCAACATTAATTGTTTGGTTTGAAATTTGTTGCTGGAAATTAAAATTAAAAGGAGTCAATGATCCTTGTTTAAAGAAAAACATAAATCCTGTATTAGGACTACCAAAACCTAATCTGTCATTTCTATATAACATATTAATTTTATTAGTAGGTTTAGGTGGAAGTTCATAGACATAATTTTCATCTAATGACGTTGCACTTACCAATTCAAAATTCATACCCTTACCGTCTACTTGTGAAGTAAAAGGTACAATAGGCATTGTTCCTTCTGGCAATCTTATTCCATATTCACTTGTTCTAACACCTAAAATATCAGAACTGTTTCCTGGACGTCCTATTCTTTGCGAATCTACCATAGCCGCATTGAATATCGTGTTCATTTGATCTAACCAATTAGTGTTAGACGGATCATTCCAACTTATTGGAGTATTACTTAAATTGACACCATTTGCATCTCTAACATTTTCAGTTGTTCTGATAGAAGATACTTTTAGATAACCAGATGCACATGAGTTTCTTTTAGGTGTGTATCCAACTAAGTCTGCTAATTTTACTACAGAGTCTCTGCGTTCGGCCGTGTCGATGAAATTTTCACGTGTGTTTAAATCGTTTCTAAAGGCAAGACCTTGACCCATAAAAGCCATGACATCAAGTAGAGCAATGAACTCCGAACTTTCGATATAATCATTGTAGGTTTCAGGATAATAAAGTCTAATATAGTCGATAAAACTTTTTCTTAGAGTTTCATAATCATATGATCGAAAGTCTGCCTCACGAAAGGTTTCGTAGATTGCTTTCCAATCATTTACTCCAAAGAGTCCTGATTGCCTTGAACTTGTAGCCATAGTTTTTCCCTGTTTCAAGTATTTATCTTTATGGAAAAACCGACTTTTTTTATACTACTGAGGCAGTATTTGTTTCAGAATCAAAGAATAATGCTAGGTCTCCAGCATTATTATACGGAGAAATAGAGAGTTGTACTTCTATTAAAATGCCATTATCTCTAGGAGAAACTAGTATTGTATTGATAGTAAGACGCGGATCTAATCCGGCAACTCGTCTAACTTCATTTTGTATGGCTGTTTGAACATCACTTGTGTTAGGATCAAAAACAAAATCCCATAAAGTAGTACCATAACTCGGTTTACCTACTTTTTCTCCTCGTCTAATATTAAGTGCGTTAACTAAATCTTGTATAACAAGTTGTTCATCAGTTAATCTGAACTTTTTACCAAAGACTATAGGATTAGTTATGCCGTTGGCTTCCCCGTCAATAGCCGGGACAGGGTTAACTGTTCGTGCCTTGTCTGCGTTTATTGTTGAAAAACCTATGTAAGTTGCCATAATACTATTTATACCCTATTATTTTAGTACCCATTTACTACCATTATAAATCCACTTAAGTGAGGCACCGCCTAGATAACCAGTAACATAGTTCTCATTGATTGTAATAACTCCGCCGCCGCCGCCTGTTGTACCAGTATAGCCTGCACTTCCGCCTTCTGAACCACCTGCATCTACATTATCAGCATCTGAGTTATCTGATGTTAGTGGACCATCTCCGATATCTTCGCCTTCGACACTTTCAACTGTATTTTCTGGTGCAGGATATCCTGTTATAACAGGCGTATAATCAGTAGTAAAGGGTTCAGTTTTAAATTGTGTCTTTTTCTTCGGTACAAATGTTTTTGCAATAGTTGCTAATATGTTTGAGTATGTTGTATCATCATAATCATTAGGGTTCAAGCCTTGAATGCCTTCAAGTATTGCGGCATTAAAATAATCTTCGTTGTCCGGGCCTGCAGCCTCGGCGCCGGGTGTTAATATACCGTCACCATCCTGATCAGTAGCATACCCACCTCCAAGTTGAGCATTAGACCAAGCCTTAAGACTATTTTCTATAGCACTGAATGGATTTGTTGCTGGGGCAACAGAATTGTCTACATCAATACTAGCAAATAGTGCTTCTGCGGCTTCGATTTTTGTTACCAAGTTTGTATATGTAGATGATGTTGCGGCCGCTTCGTATGCCGCTTGAGCCGCTGTAATTTCAGGTGACCCTGCAGGGAACGTTGTTTGTACTTCAAATAGTTTTGCTTGTTTCTTAGCAATTCCTTTAGATAAAACACTTAATGTTTGTATATCTTTTGACAGTTCTTTTCTTACTGCTAGTAGATTGCTAGCCGCAGTGAGTGTACCTTGAGGTATTTCTCCTAATAAGTTAGGTCTAGGTACAATTGGATCTAACACACTATCTATTAAGGATGTAATAGAAGATCGATCATATGTATTGACTGCAACAACAGGTAGTTTAATAGTAGACCCTCCACCTGCAGTCAAAGATGACAACGCAGATTGCAGTGCGGCTGATGCTCCAGGACTTAACGCATTTGAAAGCGGTCCCTCTATAGCACCTGTCAATTGTTTTGTCATAGAACTAAAAGTATCTTTGACATCTCCTAAACCAGTCCAGTTTTGATTACCCCATACAGCGGCGCCGACATCGCTGCCGCTGAATGCCAAGGCCCCTACTCCCTTTAGACCTTCAGTAACATCTTCTATGCCGTCTGCAATTGGATTAACTGCACCGACAGCATTGTTTACAACTGCGCCTGCTAGTTTTTGTCCACCAGGTAATTGACTTACACCGGATGCGATAGTTCCTGCAATTTTTGATGATTGTCCTTGTTGTACTTGCCTTGCCGCGGCTCCTAATGTTCCTTGAACTGCTAAAGTTTCTGCACTGACTCCAGAAGCATTCAAGGCATTTATAGATTCGCTAATTGCGGCTTTAGCCGCATCGTCACCAGATGCGGCAATTGCGGCAACTGCTCCTGCTTGAGTCGTTAACACGCCTGTAATTCCGTCAGTTACTCTAGGTCTAGTTCCTAATTCTGCATCAGGCACAACTCCTTGTGTAATGAATGGGGCCGTTCCATCGCCCAACGCCGTTGCAAGGTCTGAATCAATTGAGTCTGCAAGTGCTAAATCTAATCCCGTCATACCAGCACTTGCTCCGGCGACGCCGGCTGCGGCTGCGCCTGCAGTTGCTACTAAATCAACAGGAACGTCAGCAGGTAAAACAGGGAATGAATTAACGATAGATTTAAATGATGATGCCGCCGCTCCTATATTTAGATCGGCACCGACACCTGGTAAATCAAGACCGCTGTTACTAAGTGTATCTAATGCTGATACAATGCCACCACCGGCACCTGACAAAGCAGATGCTATCATTGCTGATGAACCGCTTTTCATTTTTGATAGTACTTCGGCTTTGGCTCCTGAAACACTTAGATCACTTCCTTGACTTTTATAACTGGTAATTATGCTCCCTACATCTTGTGCATTTTCTGCTACATTTCCTTTATCTGCTAATGTTGTTGCTGTACCCTGTACAAGTGCCCCGATACCGCCTGAGTTTTCTTTACCTGATATGGCTTTTATTTCTTGTAATGCTTTTTGTCCTTTCTGTAATACTTGTACTGAAGATTTTGCCTGTGCTCCTGTAGAATTTGTAAATTGTTCTAATGTGTTAACACCATCTTTTCCAGTAAATGCAGTTGATGGCATAACTGATGATAATTTATCGGGACTAATAAAGCCATCAAAATCACCATTTGCTTGTACGTTTTCACTGCTAACTAGTTTCCCGGCGTTCGCCGCAATCAAAGTATTAACCATAGTATCGGCGCCTGGCTTAAGAATGCCGCCTGCCGCCATTTGCGATGGGGTTTGACCAAATACACCTATGACTGCTGTTGATGAGGCTGTTGTTGAATTAACTCCATTAACAGAGTTAATGTCTGTAACTACCGCTTTAAGTTGACCTCCTGCCCCTCCTATACCAAAATCTGAAGCAGTATCTTGTGCTATGCTACCTAACATTTGTGCTGTAGCATTTTTATCTATTGCATCACTAATGCTACCCACTTCATTAATTGTTGCGGCAGTTGAAGGGTTGGTTAAGGCTGTTGTTCCTCCTAAATCTCCGGCCAAGTCTGCATTTAAATCTGCTACTGTCTCTGGTGGTTCTGCAGGAAGTGCGCCAGATGCTGAAGGGTCAACTTGTACATCTGCTCCCTGATTTGCATTCATCCAAGGCATATGAGCAGGTGCACGTGAAGTAATACTTGGAAGTTTTGCTAGTGCGGCAGCCCAGCCCTTGACATCATCAAATAATGTGTCTGGGTGCATGACAACTTCTATAGGCTCAACTTCATCTGGTGATAAACTTGCGGCTCCGTCGTTTAAATGTATTTTTGTACCTTCGTTAAAAATTTCAGCATCGGATTTTATTCCTACTTGCCCGGTAGCAGCCATTGCAAGTGCGGCGTCTGCTTTAAATTTTAAGTTTTGTAATGCATATAAACTGTAGTCTTCTCCTACTCTTTGTTTAAATACCTTATCAGTATTCATTGTAGTATTTTCAGATGCGTTTATGTTTACGTTTTTTGCATTTAAGTTAAGTGTTTCGTCTGCATGTAAGTTGAGATCACCCTGAGTACGTAGGTTAATAGAGTTTGTACTAAAGACATCTACAGTACCTTCTTTTCCCAATTCAATATATGATTGCCCATTTGCATGTAAGATAGATAACATTTGTCCGTCATCACTCATCAGTATTTGATGACCTAATGATGTACGTAATCTAATTAATTGATCTCTACCAATGATGTCTCCATCATCCATGACAAGTGAGTGTCCACCTCGTCTTGTTACTACTCTAAAGTCTTGTGGATCATCTCCTAATTTACCTGCAATGTCTTCATCTGTTGCACCGCCTATATAAACAGGACGACCCGGAGTGCTTACGCCCCACCCTACTCTACTTGATGCTTCTCTTGTTGCACTTGAGCCTATAGGACCTCTATACTTGTCTCTTAGAACACCTTGTTGTTGCATAATAGATGCAGTAAAACTATGAACTGGTTTTGCGTCTTTTAAATAATTAACACTGTCTGCAATATCTTTGTTGTTTGTGTTGATATTAGTAGTGGGTAATCTTGTTGCACCACCATATGACGCCGCTTCTGCTCCGTTAAGAGTTACATTTTCCGATGCACCTATCGCAGGTATCATCGATAATGTTTCTGGTTTAGGTATTGTTCCTATATAAAAACCATAATTAGGATCACCATTAACAAATATACAAATAACTTGAGTTTGTTTATCTGGTGGTGCATTCCATTGTCCATAAGAACTAGGGTTTTGGGTATATGATCCATACTCTCCTATCTCGTCTGGACCTAAAGGCGCTGTTTGCCCTGCAAAAGTTGCAAGTCTACCTACCCATAGCCAGTTGTTAGCATTGTATGCATCTTTGTCTAAATTTTCAGAAGGATAAACAGCAACACGTCCTTGGTGTGTAGGATCGACAGTACTCATTACTGTACAAAGAATAGGTACATCGATTACAGAGGCTACTCCCGCTCCGGGTTGATTCTTTTTTAATTTCCCTCTGGGCTTAAAAACATCAATAGCCATTATGTATCATCGTTTCCTTCGTTATTTTCACTTTCACCTTGTTCTTGTGCTCCTGCTTCATCTCCTGATGTTTCTATAGGTTCAGGATCTGCGAATGTATTAATTGCACAGGATAATTCTTGTGTGAATTTCCCGTCACTAAAAGTACTATCTATAGTTATGACTTTATAACTTACCCCTTTAATTTGTTCTTCTATTGCTGTAGGATATCTGAAAAATAAAATAGAGTCATTAAGATCCATTACACCTGTTTCGCCATTGTAATCTATTGCTTCTTTAAAATCAATTTCAATAAAGACTTGACCACCGTTTGCAGTTACTCTAAATCCATCGTCTCCATAAAATCTTTGATAGAGGTTATCTATTGCTGACCGATGTTCCTGTACTAGAAAATCAGGATCTCCCAATATTTTAATTTTTGCGGTAGCATAAGAATCAGGAGAATAAAGACTTGTTACATATTCATTCTGCGATGATCTACCTCCACCTACAGCATTGAGTGTTGGCATAGATGTTTTTTTGTTTGTTGCAACTGGAGTTTGTGCGGCGCCGCCTGATCCTCTACCTTTTTCATCGGCTGGCGCCGCTTCGCCGTCGACAGTTTTAACGTTTAAATTTGCATTTCCTAATACTTCATTGTAAAATAAATTATCTAATTTCTGTGAGTATTCTAAAATTTCTCTGTTTTCTCCGGTCCACCAATATTCATATCTTTTATGGGGACCATAATAATCAGTCGATGGGTTTGTAACACTTGTAGTAACAATAGGTGTTTCATATCTTTCTATTATAAAAAGAGTTTGATATGCCCAATCAACTACAATACTATCCCATTTGGCTTTTTGAATAACCGGTGTTACTTTATACCAAGCAACTTTTGTATCACTGCCTGGATCTTCTTGTGGTTGTTCTCCTGTTGTTAAGTCAGGAGTAGCCTGACTTTTATAGATGGCTTTTAATGCATCATACATATAACCACTGCCTTTAAGAATTTCATCAAAGATTTCTATAAACGTAGTGTCGCCATTAAATATTATTTTTCTATGTGCATCGTTTGGTACTGCTGTCGCGGCTTCAGCATCAGTTGCGTTATCTGTATTTAATGCGCCGCCGTCTGGTCCGCACCATTTACTTTTGTCTGTGTCTGTAGGCAAAATAAGTCTAGCATCTTTAATAGCATCTACTCCATCTCCTACATATTTTACTTGATATACATTTGGAAATTCTGCTTCGCCATTTTGAACCTTTTGTGCTTCTATCGCATTAAGTTGTGTGAATAATCCTACACCAGGTATTGGAGGATCAGCATTTGGATCTCCTCCTTGCAGGGCTTGATCAAATGTCTGACCAGAAATTGTTTTAGTTGAATCTATTCTGCCTCTTTTTGTACCAAATGCTTTTCCAGGAGATAATGCTACACCTGATAATGCATATCTGGTTGCACCACCTTCAATTGAAAATTTAATACCTGTAATACTTATATCATAATATGTTTGAAAAATAGAGTTGCCACTTGCATTTGGATCCAGCACGTCACCTTCGAAATCTTGGTCTCCTGATATTAAATTACCACTAGCATCGTAACCTAAAAATTTAATACCTATAATAAAAAACTGCCTGCTTGGATTTTCAACTGCACCATTACCTGAATATCCTGTTTCGTTGTAATATGATTGTAATTGATCACTGGCTCTTTTTAGTTTTGTGTTGAAAGAAAACCCATATGGCTCTATAATATCAAACGAGACTGAATAAGTGTTAGTAGACGATTGTGTGGCAGCACCATTGATTGCTTGTTTTAGTTTAAAATTATCTATATAGTAATCTAAATCAAAACCTGGTGCCCTTTGAGATGCATCATTATTGATGCCACCTGATTGTGCAATTAAATATGCACCGCCCGTGTTCTCTTCCCCTGATGCTTCTGCTAATGCATTAATTGATCTTCTGCCTGTTGCATTAAAAGCATCGTATGCATCCGGAGTAATCATATACAGACTTAATTGGTAAGTATAGGAAGACAGAACTCCTAACGGGTTTTTTAATCTTCTGCCAGGTGCATCAGTTGGACTTGGCATTATATGCTCAATACTCTTTTAAGAGTATCCATAGTAGGAACATATATTTTTGCTCCTGAAACAAAATTAAAATATGGATCGGGTCCTAATAAATTGGGGTTACGTGCCGCAAACACCCACCATAAACGTGAATCATTATATAAATGTTCTGCTAACATATCAGGTCTAAATTCATATTGTGGTGTAATAGTAAAAGATGCGTCTGATTGCAATCTAGGTATTTTTGGAAACGGTTCCATAATACCTAAATATTTACCATCAATGACTTCTGTTCTGTTATATGGACTTGAGGGTGGGTATATATTATTTGTAGCCATTACCAAATTCCTGGTTTATCATTTTGTGATCCGCGTAATAATTTTCCTGTTGCATACTCTTTAACACTAAAGTCATTACTAATTGTATTTCTACTAACAACAGGTACGCATGTAAGTGTTATTGTAATTTTTGTAGGGACATATGTGATTGCTTGATCTTCTGTGTCAATAAATGTCGCAGGAGGCCTGTTGCCACCTGGTTGCAGTTGACCACCTATTAAATTAAGATTAGATGTTGAAGATGCATCGTCTGTATTTGTTGCTCGGATATAGTCAACATTATTGGGTAAATTATAAGAAAAATTAGTAACAACGACAGGATGATTGTCTAATTGAAATGCTCCTAATCCATAAAAGAAACCTAATGGAGGAGGAGTTCCGTTTGTTGGGTTTTCGTCTTGTCCATAAAACATTTTAGTCATTGCTTTGAAAAAATGTATTGATGCTAATAAGTAATTTGCTTCAAATGTGTCTTGTGCTGTAAAGTCTGCGGTTACTGTTACTTGCTCTACTGCACTATTCATATATTGTTGAATTCTAAAGTTTGTATGAGTTGGCAATACACCATCATAATTTGCTACATATGAAGTATTAATTGTAGGAGTATATGGAAAAACAACTCCGTCTGTTTTTGCTAGAGGAGCCATGATGCCAGGTGGATCAGCCCTATACAAATAATTAGCCGTTGATGCCAATGATAGTCGTACTCTCCAGTCGGCTAGTCTAACATCTGCGGCTGTATTTGCTTGGTCTTCTGCTGACATATATGATTTCTCCGAATATTTCCCAAGACTTACCTATTTGTATAAATAGTAGTCTTACATGATATATTTATCTATTACAAAAACCACTAAATTTTACCCGTTCATGTTGCATTCGGGAAAGAAATCACATAGAATAGATATATCGACTCCATACTTGTCGAAATAATCAAACTAGAGGAATATTAATGCCAGCACCACGCAAAACAACAAATTATCTTAATAACAAGGATATACTAAAAGAAATTCACAAAAGCAAATCATCATATTGCTATTTTACTAAAAAAGATTATCATCAATATGATCTAATTACTGATTTGGATCTTGCTAATGATGGTCAAACAGGCATTGAAAAGAGTCTGACATGGGCACTTAAGCCTGAACAGATTCAACAAGCAAAAGAAAACAAAGCCGCACGTTTATCAGCAGAGCAAGGCTTGACCGGAAAAAACAAAATTGATCCAGCAACGATTGAAACAGATGGATTAATCTTTAGAGTTATGACTTGGGACCATATTCCTGTTGCACAAAAGCAACCTAGAAAAGTTACTAAGAAAAAGAAAGCGGCAGACATTATTGATTTTGAAGACGATTTAAGTGCAAACCAAGATTTGTTCTCAGATATAGAAGACAAGAAAACAAAGAAAGAAGTTGAAGACTTAGTTCACGTAAAAGTTAACTTCCCTCCTTTTCAGCATTTTAGATTAGATGCTGAAACAATGTCTACCCATTTAGTTGGCAAGTCACATTGGAAGGGCGGTCTTAAGACTGGTAAATTTACTGCGACTGACGGTAATCTTACAGATAAGTTAGCACGTATGTACATTATGTTATGTGAAAAGTATGCTATGAAGTTTAACTGGCGTGGCTATACTTACAATGACGAAATGAGACAAAGTGCCATTCTTCAATTGACTTATGTCGGCTTAAGATTCAATGAAGCCAAGTCAGCAAATCCATTCGCATATTACACTGCGGCAATTACAAATAGTTTCTGTAGAGTTCTTAACTCTGAAAAACGTAACCAAAATATCAGAGACGATATTTTAGAAATGAATGGGTTGAATCCTTCGTTCACTAGACAGATGAAAGATTACAACGGTTTAGGTTACGAAAAGAAAGCAGAAGCATACTCTGAATAACATTTTCGGGCAAACAAGGCATCCAAATGTCTTGCTTTGCCTACCTTTAACATGTATAATAGATGTTGAATACTGGGAAAACTAATTATGTCAAATCTTTTTAAAAAGGCAGCCGTATTCACAGATATACACTTCGGTTTAAAGAGCAATAGCATACAACATAACCGAGACTGTAGTGATTTTGTGGATTGGTTTATTGATAAATCAAAAGAAGAAGGCTGTGAAACATGTTTGTTCTTAGGTGATTGGAATCATCACAGAGCAAGTATTAACATGCATACCTTACAGTTCGGACTTAATGCATTAGAAAAACTAAACGATGCATTTGAAAAAGTTTATTTCATAACAGGTAACCACGATCTTTATTACAGAGACAAACGTGACATTCATTCAGTCGAATGGGCTAAACATCTCAAAAACGTAGTCATTGTCGATCACTTTATCGAAGAGGGTAACTGTGTTATTGCTCCTTGGTTATGTGGTGATGACTATAAACTTCTTAAAAAGAAGAAAGGTAAATATTTGTTTGCTCATTTAGAGTTACCACACTTTTATATGAATGCTATGATAGAAATGCCTGATCATGGCGAGACTAATGCTGACCATTTATCTCATTTTGAAAAAGTATTCTCTGGGCATTTCCATAAACGTCAAGCAAGAAAAAATATTTGGTATATGGGTAATGCTTTCCCACACAACTATGCAGATGCAGGTGATGATGCTAGAGGCATGATGGTACTAGAATGGGATAAAGAACCCGAGTTTCATTCATGGCCCGATCAACCTGTATACAGAGTGTACAAACTAAGTGAAGTATTAGATAACCCAGAAGGGTTGCTAATTAAGAATGCTCATGTTAGAGTACATTTAGATATCGATATATCTTATGAAGAATCAAACTTTATAAGAGAACAATTGATACCAAAACATGAATTAAGAGAAATGTCGTTGATTCCTGTTAAGTCTGACGAACATGCACAAGACTTAGCACCCGGTGAGATTTCTTTTGAAAGTGTTGATTCAATTATTATCGAACAGATTAAAAACATAGAATCTGATTTCTATGACAAGGGTGTACTATTGGAGATTTATCAGTCTATATGATCAATTTAAAACATGTAACTCTCAGAAACTTTTTAAGTGTGGGGTCAGTTACACAAGCAATTGACTTGCAGAATGAAGAACTAACACTGATTTTAGGTGACAACTTAGACTTAGGTGGAGACGGTGCTAGAAATGGTACTGGTAAGACTACTATTATACAAGCAATCAGTTATGCATTGTATGGTGTTCCACTTAACAATATCAAACAGAATAATTTAATCAATAGAACTAACGGCAAAGGCATGATGGTCACATTAGACTTTGAAGCCAATGGCGTTGAGTATCGTATTGAACGTGGTCGTAAGCCTCACGGCATGAAGTTCTTTATTAACGGAACAGAAGAAGAAGACAACGAAGCCCAAGGCGAAAATAAAGAAACACAACAAGTTATTGAAGACATCGTAGGCATGTCTTCAGTGATGTTTAGAAACATCGTTGCACTTAATACATACAGTCAACCATTCTTAAGCATGACACAAGGACAGCAACGTGATATCATCGAACAGTTGTTGGGTATAACTTTGCTATCAGAGAAAGCAGAAAAGATTAAAGTTATTATAAAGAATAACAAAGAAGAAATTCAACAAGAAGAATTTAAAGTTCAAGCCGTTGAAGAGGCAAACAAACGAATAGAAGAACAAATCAACAGTCTTAAACAAAGAGAAAGACTATGGACAGCAAAGATTAATGAAGATATTAATACTTTAAAAGAGCAGATTGAGACTTTAGAAAAACTGGATATTGATGCCGAATTACTTGGACATAAACAACTTGCTGTCTATAATGCATTAGTGAAGGATCATGCAGATATTGACAAATTATTGTTAAGAACACAATCTGATATAGACAGAGAAACTAAATCAATATCCAAATATGAAAGAGAATTAAACATCTTAAAACAGAACAAATGTCATACTTGCGGACAAGATATATGTGATGATACTCATACAAAAATTCTGTCAGAAAAAGAAGAAAGCCTTAATGAATCTACAAAACATGCAGAAGAACTAGCAGAGGTGTATGTAGAGTTAGAAAAAGAAAAACATTCTTTGTTTGACATAGGTGAAAAGCCTGTTGTTTTTTATAGTTCTGAAGAAGAGGCTATTGAACACAAAAACAAAATTAAAGATTTATCAGCACAAGTTGAACGTAAAGAACAAGAAGAAAATCCATATACGGATCAAATCTCTGAAATGGAGTCTAGTGCATTACAAGAAGTTAACTTTGATAAGGTTAATGAATTATCTCGTATAGGAGATCATCAGAAGTTCTTGTTAGACCTATTAACAAGCAAAGATTCATTTGTACGTAAAAAGATTATTGATCAAAACTTGTCATACTTAAACTCACGTTTGACAAGTTACTTAGACAAGATGGGTCTACCACATCAAGTTGTATTCCAAAATGATTTATCTGTAGAAATTACAGAGTTGGGTAGAGAGTTAGACTTTGATAACTTGTCTAGGGGAGAACGTAACAGACTGATTTTAGGATTGTCATTTGCATTCAGAGATGTTTGGGAGAACTTATACTTCCCAATCAACACATTGTTTATTGATGAGTTAATCGATTCAGGTCTTGACACAATCGGTGTTGAGAATGCTATGGCTATTCTTAAAGATATGACACGTAGACGTAACAAGTCTGTTTGGTTAGTATCACACAGAGAAGAATTAGCAGGAAGAGTTGCTAGTGTATTACAAGTTATTAAAGAGAACGGCTTTACTACATACAACTCGACAAGGGAGTTGGAGGAGTTGTGAGTCTAGCCCTGTGGCACTGGCATATTGAAATTAGCAGTAAGTGTACATTAAAGTGTCCTCGTTGCCCTAGACAAGAAGTTCCTGACACATTAGTCAGTACTGAACTCAAATTAGATTTTTTTAAACAAAACTTCCCTGCGTTCTTTATATTAGAACATGTAGAGAAACTAACGTTCTGTGGTGACGATGGCGATCCTATCTATGCACATGACTTCTTAGAAGTCATCCAGTATTTCAAATCAATTAAGCCTAGTATAGCAATCATTATCGTCACTAACGGATCATATAAAAATGAAGACTGGTGGACGAGACTAGCAGAATTACTAGACGAACAAGATCAAATACACTTTAGTATAGATGGCTGGGACCATGAGAGTAATAATCTCTATCGAATCAATTCTAATTGGTCTAGTATCATTACAGGCGTCTCTATCATCAATGATAAGTCTAATTGTTATACAGTATGGGACGCAATAGGCTTTAAGTTTAACGAAGATAAGATTGGCGACATGCAGAATTATGCTAGAGACTTAGGTTTTGATGCATTTCAATTAACACGTAGCACTAAGTTCGGTAAGATATACGAAGATTCTTATGGGAAAGAAGATGCTTTACAACCACGTGATGATCTGTTATCATCTAGTCATAGATTTGAAAGAGAAGTCTTTAAGTTTACAGATAAAACAATTAAAGAACCTTGGATGAAGACAAACATTAAGTTGTATGATGAATCTAAGTTAGTAGGAAATGAACGACCTCTATGTCATATCGGCAATAAAGGTAGTTACATTAATGCAAGAGGAGAGTTTTATCCATGTTGTTGGGTTGCTACAAGATATGGACACAACAATAAATGGAATGAAATTGGCAAGAAATATAATCTACATGAATTGAGATTACCCAAAATTGTAAAAGATAAATTTTGGGAAGCCGACTTTATACATGACTCTTACGAGTGTCAAACAAAATGTGCCCATCATAGGGTAGATAAAAATTATGCCACCGAGTGGTAAGGAGATAACTACATATAATGCCATCACCATCTAAGAACAAAGGATCAGGATTTGAACGAGAAGTTGCAAAATTTCTCAGTGAAACTTATGAAGAAAGTTTCATACGTGCTCCTGGCTCTGGTGCTTATGTAGGTGGCAAAAATCAAAATCGTACAGAGATTTTGCATGAAGGACAAATCAGAAGTTTTAAAGGCGACATTGTTCCCGGAGAAAGTTTTCACAAGTTAAATGTAGAATGTAAGTTCTACGCAGATTTCCCTTTTCATCAACTTCTTTCTGGTTCATGCAGACAACTAGAAGAATGGCTCGACCAGTTAATGGACGTGCATGATGAAGGGGACTTTGACGTTCTTTTTATGAAGTTTAATCGTAAAGGACGTTTTGTATGTGTACCAAGTAAATACACATTCGTAAGTGATCAATTCATATATTACACATCGGACAAACACAGTGACTGGGTAATATTTGGATGGGATCACTTTTTTAAATTCAATAAAGATATATTCAAAGCATACGCAGGCGACACAGAGACCAACTCAGAACCCACCGATGACACCAAGTCAGAACTAAAACTAAACACAACAACAACTACAGTAGACTTTTAAAATTTAGTATGGTCGTAATTTGTACTCGACCCTCCTCGAGGATGCAGTAACCCTGCTGACGGATTTGGAGTAGTGTCTTACAGACATATAAACCGACAAGGCAATCGTTATGGTAGCGAACCTTGAATGAGTTCATATCTACTTTGATTTGATGATATGAAACATGCGTTGCTGAGAGGTCATGCTTATTAGTATGATTGGCTCAACTACAGCCCAGTAAACATTACAGAGCAACCGGTTGCAATTGATTATAGTAACGTAATCGATTGGGGATAATCAACATGGATGACAGGGGGTAATGACCTGAACCGTGGTAGTGTTTGATAGCACTACCATGGCTTCTAAAAGGTAATAAGACTTTAAACAATTACCTTATAAAATAATCGATTAACCGTTTTAAATAAGAAATTACGAATGAACGAAGTGAATGAGTAATTGGGTCTTCAAAGAAGACCCTTAAGAATGCTCTAGTGTTTAGAAGAATGGCATTTGAGTTTTCTTAGTAGTTTCTAAGTGTTCCTCAATTAATTTGTTTATGGCTTTGCGTTCCGATAAGGACATGTTAAGGACATCTTCATATGAGGCACCACCACGCATATACCAAGCCAAAGTCAATGCGTTTGACTTTAAGCCCTGAGTATATTCTTCATATTTTTGTATTAACTCCCTTATCCCTTCAGGGTCGAGTGAAAGGAGTCTTAGACGAAAAAATCCGATGCATTCAATGTGAATGGTTGCTGATATTCATGTCCACATTCTTCTTTTGCTGGATCATCTGCACCTGCTGTGCATACAATAGTTAGAGGTTTAATTGTTGATTTCTCTCTAAGTTGTGTGTTATGATCTCTTATAGTTTCATAAGTTTTTGTATCGGCATTCTTTAGAAAATCATGTATATGATCGGTATCGGTTACTTCTCCTTCCGGAGTAACAATTTTTGTGATTGTTTGGGCTAAAATCTCCATGGTGAGTACTGTGATATCTTTTAATGCTTCAGCACTTACTAAAGTACGTTCTTGTTGATCTTCAATAGCGGATAAGTTTTTGTATTTTGCTTGAATCTCAAACTGTTTTAACCCTGCTTCATTCATTTCTTTATATTTTAAAGGTGCAAAATAAATTTCTAAATCATTGATTCTTAAAGGAGTTTTGTAATCACCTGCACCTAATGATTGTAATAGAACTTGCAGATTGATAGCATATGTTCCTTGTTCTCCGCATTTTTCGCATTGAGACTCTACATCGATTGTTTCTTGTCCACCTGCGGCTTTGATAGAAATTAATACTGTATCTAAATCAGTGCTTAATAGTGCCCAAGGATTCTTAATTGCCGGTACACAACTTTTAATAATCTCTACCATGGCTGTACCATTAAATAAGGCATCTGGAGTTTTTGTCGTTATCTCATCAATTGCTGTCATAGGATAGACAGGCAATTCTTTGTTTTCAGGCCATTCAATGTCTTCTGGTGCGTAATTATCTCCACCTGACGGTAAAGTTATATGTACAGCAGGTCTACGAAAAAACTGTCGTAGCGGATTATTTTCATTTATTGTCATATATGTTCCCCATAATAAAATACGGTATTTTAAAAAACTAAATACTAGTGATATATTTAGTATTCCAAAACCATGCTAAATTAAAACTTATAGGATGACACTAGATGGATGATTTTTCACCCGAAGAAATGCGAGAATTTAATGAGAATTTAAATTCTATGAATGCCTCTTTGGGAGCATTAAATTCAGGGCTACAAAATTTAGCCAATACTCTTAATCAAACATCACAAGCAAACCAGTCAGCCGCAAAACAAACAGAAGAAAATACCCAACAACAAACAACTGCTTCTAATAAAAAGACAGAATCAGATAATAAAGCCGGCGAACAAATAAAAACAACTGCTGAAAAAATGTCAGGAGCATTACGAACTGCTACTGGTGCAGTTATTAGTTTTTCAGGTGCATTAGTTTCAGGTGTTGACGGTTTTGACAAATATACTAAAGCAGTATCTGGCTTTGGAGACTCAGCAAAAGAAACTGGTGACGCATTAGGTGGATTTGGTAAGTTTTTAGGTAACGCAGTAAACATATTAGCCGAGTTTACAGTCGTTACAATGAAACAGGCTGATGCACAAAACGAGTTTGCAAAACAAATGAACAGAATGGGTGCTGTTGTTGACACAACTACCCAAGGTTTAGCAGAACAAGCAAGAGCCGCAGGAGCAAGTGCAGGTGACTTACAAGAATTAGCCGTAATTATTACTCAAAGTTCTCAAGCATTAGCATCGTTTGGTGCAGGTACTTCTGAGGGTACAGCAAAAATGTTGGAAGTCTTCAGATTATCTGATGACCAAGAAAGAGAAATGCGTAGATACGGATTAACTCTAAGAGAAGCCCAAGAACAACAAGCATATTATATAGAACTACAAAGAACATCTGGTATTAATATGCAAGCCCAAGAACTGTCTGAAAGACAAGTTCGCACCAGATCATTACAATATGCAAAAACATTAACAACATTATCAGAGTTAACAGGTATTCAAGCCGGTCAACTCAAAGAAGAACAAGCCGCAGTCCAAGCAGACTTACGTAATAAAATTCGTAATATACGTGATCAAAATGATATTGAAAGACTTAAGAAACAGTTAGACGGCGACATTACTGCTGAAAAGAGAGCATCAATAGAAGCAGAAATAAAAGCAAGAGAACAAGAAGTACAAGTAAGAGTTGATGCTGGTAACCAATTTGCAGGTTTATTAGGCAGAGATATGGCTGCCAAAGTGATGAATGTTATTGGCACTGGAGCATTTGACGAGAATACAAAAGAACTAGCAAACTTAGGTCTTAATGCCGCAGAACTTAAAGAAAGATTTGCAGGCTTGACTGCTGGTTCAGACGAATACAGACAAGCAGTTGCCGAAACAACAGGTGAACTCGTAGGTGGTGTCAGACGAAACGTAGATAGGTTCGGTAAGTCTATGGAACTTGCCGCCAACGCAAGTGAGATCGGCGCCGCAGTAGGCATCAACGAGAGAACAACAGATACAGCCAGACTCTTTGCTTCCCAAGATGAGGCTACGAATAGAGTATTAGAAAGTTTTGATGAAGTAGCAGAATCTACAAAAGAAGGTGCAGATACACAAAAAGATTTGGCTGCCACTCTCCAAGTATTTGAAACCAATGTTAGAACAGCCGCAGACGAGTTTTTAAATCAATTTAATCCGTTTACAGGTGGATTAAGTTTAGCAGGTATTGCTCTTACTGGACTTACCGCGGCTGCCACTTCAGCCGCAATTGCATTAGGAAGTATGTCGCCCGGAGGCGGAGTACTTAGTAATCTATTTGGTGGTGGCACCAAAACTGGCGCCGGCTCAATGGGGTCAAAAGGCACAGCGGCCTTAAAAGGCGCGGGTAGCATGTTTAAAGGCATGGGAAGATTAATACCTGGTGCAGGCGCTCTAATGGCTATTGGTGGCGGTTATATGGCCGCAGAGGATGCAAAAGACGAGGCTGATTTACAACTTAATGAAACATTACTTGATGACAGTGCTACAGAGTATGAAAAAGATTTTGCTCGTAAACAACATGAAATAGACACTACACAAGCCAATAATAAAGGATTAGGTATAGCAGGTGGTGGCGCCGGTGGCGCCCTTGCAGGTGCAGCCGCAGGTGCAGCCTTAGGTTCAGTTGTCCCAATTCTCGGAACAGCAATCGGTGGTATTTTAGGCGCTGCCTTAGGAGCGGCAGGCGGTTCTATGCTTGGAAGTTCGGTAGCAGGAGCCTTATCTCCTGAAGACCTAACAATGTACGGAACAAAGTTAGACAAAGATTCTGAAGAATATAATATGATGTCTGAGGATGAAAGGAAAGAGTATCATAGAATTCAAGACCTAATTGCGGAGCAAACAGCAGAACAAGATAGATTGTCAAAACTCACTTTAGATGAAGCCAAAAAAGATAGAGATGGCCGAGTTCTTTATGAAGAAAAATTCTTTGGTAATAGTAAAGTAGACTTTGACTTGCTCGCCGAAATGAAAGAATCAGGTGAACTAACATCCGACATGCTTGAGGCTATACTGCTGGACAATGATATTAGCAAAGGAACAGAAGACCTCATAAGAAAAGAATTAGACTTACTTAAAAAGAAAGATGCAAAAGACGATGCAAAAGATCAAAAAGATGAAGCAAAAGTAGCAGAAGCAAAAGAAGAAGAAGTAGGCGGCAGAACATTAGACATGTCTTCTGAAAATCTAGCCAAAATATTTGAAGCAGATATAAAAGCAGAAGAAAAAAGAAATGCAGAAAAACAAGCAGAACAACTTGCAATCGCACAAGCAAAAGAAGAATCTGCTACTGAACAAATTACACCTGAAGTTGTTGCTAATGCATTAAAAGAAACAGGAAGCGGCGCGCCTATTCCAGGAGTAGTTGATACAGAACAATTATTAGCAACAACACAAGTTGTTGAAAATATGATAGCAGATGCAGGGCAACTTACAGGTGCACCTGTACTAGAAGAAATCGAAACTACAGCAGAACGTATTCCTATAGATAGTATTTTAGAAGAAGTTAAAGTTTCTTCATCTAAAGTAGCAACTCTTATAGAATCACCTGCAATTAAAAAAGCAGTAACTACTGAGCCAATGAATGAGGCTACAAAGGAATTTATTGCTTGGGCTGATTCAGACGAAGGTAAAGCAGAGATTGCTCAGAACAAAGCAGAACGTGCTGAAAGAATGGCAGAAATGAAAACTTCTGCTGAAAATCAGATGCTATCAAAAGAAGATCAATACCGAGAAATCTTAGCAAGTGGTGAGTATAAAGGTGAAGCCGCTAGTGAAAGTATCCTAGGACAGGCTGAGACATACCTTGCATCTATTGAAGAAACTAAAAAGAGTCGAATGGCTATAGATGAATCTAGTCTTCTAAGTTCACCTCTTGTTGACATTAGTCCAGAACCAACTGAAGAAGAATCTGGTGATGGTATGTCGGCTGAGGAGAAATTTGCCCAAACGGGGAAAGAATATAATGATATGTTAGCAGAAAAGATAGACCTACTAATAGCGGCACAAACAGAGAATAATATGATTGCTAAAGGCATTAAAGATGCGACGGTTGAAGGCGCAGAAGCCTCCCAAAAAATTGCAGTCAACTCGGCAGTTTAACTAAATATATAATATAAAGAGAACCTATACCACATGGCATATACAAAGAAATTTTTAAACAAGAGCGGAGTATCAAGTCCGATATCGGGAGGCAACAGTAATCCTGGGTCTTGGAACGGTGTAGGCGCTTCAGAAGAAGGCTATTCAAATACTGACTTCGGTTACAAAAACTACATGAGTAGACTCCCTGAAGTTTACACAGGACATCCTAACAGAATAGAAAGATACAATCAGTATGAGATGATGGATGTCGATGCTGAGATCAATGCTTGTTTAGATATCATTGCAGAATTCAGCACACAAAAGAATGATCACAATCATACACCATTTAACTTTGAGTTTAGAGATGAGCCTACTCCACATGAGATGGACTTGTTATCTAAGCAGTTACAACAATGGTGTAAGTTAAATGAATTTGATACTCGTATGTTTAAGATGTTTAGAAACGTCATTAAATACGGAGATCAAGTCTTTGTAAGAGATCCAGAGAACTTTAAACTCTACTGGGTTGACATGGTTAAAGTCATTAAAGTTATTGTTAACGAGAGTGAAGGTAAACTTCCTGAGCAGTATGTTATTAAAGACTTAAACATTAACTTACAGAACTTAACAGTTGCACAAAAAACAAACACAGATTTTGCCGCTAATCCAACAACAGGATTAGGTGGTACTGGTGGCGGTGGTGGAGCAGGTGGTGGCGGATACACAGTCCCATCTATGCCATACAACACATCAGGTAGTCGATTTACATTAGGACAAGCAGAATCAGCAATCGATTCTAATCATGTTGTTCACTTGTCATTAACAGAAGGCTTAGATCGTTTTTGGCCTTTCGGACAATCAATCTTAGAGAACATCTTTAAAGTATATAAACAGAAAGAACTGTTAGAAGATGCTATCTTAATCTATCGTGTACAACGTGCACCAGAACGCAGAATGTTTAAAATTGACGTAGGTAACATGCCTAGTCATTTAGCAATGGCATTCGTAGATAGAATTAAAAACGAAATTCACCAAAGACGTATTCCAAGTATTCATGGTGGTCAGTCTGTAGTTGATGCTACATATAATCCACTATCAATGAATGAAGATTACTTTTTCCCTGTAACAGCAGAAGGTAGAGGATCATCTATCGAAGTTCTCCCAGGTGGACAAAACTTAGGTGAAATTGATGACTTAAAATATTTCAATAATAGATTAGCAAGAGGACTGCGTGTACCTAGTTCATACTTACCCACAGGTCCTGATGACAACACAACACCTCTAAACGATGGTCGTGTTGGTACTGCTATGATACAAGAGTTTAGATTCAATCAGTACTGTGAAAGACTACAGAACTACATCTGTCAAAAACTTGACGATGAATTTAAATTATTCTTGCGTTGGAGAGGATTCAACATTGATACACAGATGTTTGACTTATCATTTAATCCACCGCAAAACTTTGCCGCTTATCGTCAAAGTGAATTAGATACTGCAAGAGTTGGTACTTTTGGAGCAATGGAAGCATTCCCTTACATGTCTAAACGTTTTGCACTAGAAAGATTCTTAGGATTAACAGAAGAAGAAATCAACAAGAATGAAAAACTTTGGGCAGAAGAAAACACTGAAGCACAAGACGCAGATCCATCAGGCTCTGATCTTAGAAACATTGGAGTATCTACCGGAGACTTTGATGCAGATATGGATACTAGTGAAGAAATTGAAGACCAAGAAAACTTAGAAGACTTCGGGGACATGGATGTTGCTGGACCAGTAGGAACGCCAGGTACAGCAACCGGCTCAGTTGAAGGTGCTGGAGAAGTAGGCGGCACTCAAGGCGTCTAGTGAAACTTAAACACATTATTACATGTGGTTGTAGTTTTGGAGATGCTTATACTTCATGGACATGGCCTCACGTATTAGAATCACATATCAAATCATTAGACCCTAACGTAACATTTGACCACAGAGGTATGGGTCATCAAGGTCAAGAACTCATACAAAAGAAAACAACAAATGCTATTGTAGATGCATTAGACGATGGTATTGATCCATCTGAAATAGGTGTCGTTGTTTCTTGGAGTGGCAATGATCGCAAAACTTGGTACATAACAAACAAAGATTATATTAGTGACATCAAAGATCACTGGAGTACGTCTGGTGGAGATATGTGGCATGTACAGTTCTGTGATCTTAAAAACAGTAAAGAAGGTGTGGAAATATTAGAATATAATAATAAAAATGGAAATTATTTTGTTCAATATAATCCTAACGGCGGTTGGTATCACTCTGCATGGAATCATAGAGAACCTAAATTTATCAATGATTATATGATGTTTACTGAACCTGTTACTGACAGAGATTATGATAAACATAACATACACTCATTGCATCTTGCATTAGAAAATATGATTATGTTACAAAATACATGTAAAGTACACGGTATTAAATTTTATCATCAGTATTACATGGATCATACATACAAAGATATTGAAGCATGTAAGGATCACCCTATCATAGAATATCTTTATAAACAATTAGATCAAACGATTAGAGTAAAGCCAGCAATACATGAATATGTTAAACCTTTTGGCATGACAATATCAGAAGAAGATGTGCATCCTAATGAAGAAGGACACAAAAAATACTTTGATGATATTCTAAAACCCTTTTTAGAAGAAAAAAACTTTTTTGAATAAATATTAATATGAAATTATTTGAAATGTTTGATGCGGCAACACCAGGATACCAAGAAGTTGGAGATGACAACTCTAAACCTATATGGAGAACATCTAGGAAAACAAAACTTACATTAAGTCAAATAAGAAAATTACGAAAAATGTTAGATGTTAGAAATTATGAAAAAGCAAAGCATTTGACCAAAGTTAGAAATCAGTACGGGGCAAAACCAGATCCAGAGGCTGGTCCTAGTATTTAATTTCCTCTAGTCAGAAAATCGACGGATTTGTCTATTTTCGCCTCAAATACACCAAAAACGCAAAAAAGTAGTACTTAAATAGTACTTTTTATAACTACGCACTAAATATCTCTACAAAGCCATACTTTATTATATCAGGAGAAAAGTACAATGGAAAACAAGAAATTTGAACAATTAATCGATCTCATTATTAATGAAGACGAAGAACAGGCGAAAGAACTGTTTCACAACATTGTTGTCGAAAAATCAAAAGAAATTTATGAATCAATCATGGAAGAAGAAATGAAAGATTCTGATGACCTCGAAGAGGGCATGGGCGGACAAGTTGGCGATCTTGCTGATGAAGTCCAAGCAGAAGAATCTGGAGTTGCTGAAGATGCTGAAGAAGAAATTGACATTGATTCAGAAGAAGTATTTGACATCGAAGGTGATGATGAAGTAGATGCTACTTTAGACATCGAAGCAAACTCATCTGAAGAAGTAGAAGATGCAGTTGTAAGAATTGAAGACAAACTCGACACATTACTAGACGAGTTTGAAGAACTCATGGCCGACCAAGATGAATTAAAAGGTCGTGATGACGAGATGGATGCAGACTTGCATGACATCGAAGACGAAATTGAAGACCAAGAAGTTGACGTAGACGTTTCTGTTGATGATGAAGAAGTAGTTGCTGAAGCAATTAATCTTCCTAAAGTAACAGCACACATGGGAGACAACGGTGAAAACACTAAGTCCCCTGTAGACGCAAACTCAGGTCAAAAAGGAATGGATTCACACCCAGTCGATTTTGACAAAGGTAGTGATGAAAAAGGACGCCCTGCTCCGACTGCTAAAGACGTAGATGGCGCATCTTCATTCCAAAACGTTCCTGGAAACAACAAAGGACCTAAATTAAGTCCTGCTCCAAAGCCCGTGACATCACAGGCTGAAGGTACGAACACTAAATCTGTAATAGATTAAGGACTGATACAAATGGCTTTGTATCTTAAAGAACACTTATCATTCGACCGTGCTGAAATGATGGTCGAATCGGTGAAAGAAGGTGATTCTAATTTGAAGACTCTTTATATGAAGGGTATCTTCATTCAGGGAGGGGTAAAAAACGCCAATGAACGTGTTTACCCCGTTTCTGAAATCAAAGACGCCGTAGACACACTCAACGGCCAAATACAAGAAGGTAATTCTGTATTAGGTGAAGTTGACCATCCCGATGATTTAAAAATTAACTTAGATCGTGTTTCACATATGATTA